GTGGTAATCGCAGACGGGGTGCGTGGGTTGCGTATCTGGAGGCTATAGCTTAAGGTCCGCCTCGGAAGTTGCTCCTTCCGCCACCTCTCCCCCCGATGATTCGCTCTCGGGGGGAGTTTTTTATTGGGTTAGACCTGTCAGTCGCATCGCTTCAGGGGCGTTATTCTTAGTGATCTCGATACCCTGGACGGTGTTACGTCTGGACCTATCGGACGCCTTGAGGGAGTCCCAAATCGTTTCAGGCGTAATCATAAACTCGCGCGAGGGGTACCGCTGGTCGAACTCCACGATCTTATCCACGATCTTACTCAGCTTCTCCGGGTCCCTTGTGTCGAAGAACTCGTCCTTATAGGCTTGCAGGAGCCCGTTGCGCTCGGTCTTCACCTTCTGCACGAGCCCTTTCCACATGGCGTTGCGCTTCTGGATCGAAGCCACCTCGGGAGGGGAGAATCCAATCGTCTGCTGCACAAGGGAGATGAAATTGATATTATCCTTGTTGACAAGCTCGTCGCCTCGGTACGTCTCCGCGCCCTCAGTGCCAAGCCGGTAGGCAGTAGCCAGACCCTTGAAGGCGGCAGGGAGCATCTTCTCCAGGCCACGGTCGATATTCCCGCTTTTGAAGTCATCTACGGCGTTACCGATGTTGCTCAGGAGCGAGACCCCGGCGATGTTGGCGACGATATTGTTAATGATCTGCCCTGACGTGCTGTCAGACGGACGGCCATCGCGCCACCACATTCCATTGAAGGACGTACGAGGTCCGATATTGGCTAGGAACTCCGAGACCGGCCCGTTGACGAGCATGTCCTTGAGGGTGTGCTGGTTGCCGTCCAACCCAGGAAGCGAGATAGCCCCGAAGTTTTGCGGAAGCCACTCGTAGCGGAAGAAGAAGTCAGAACTCATAGCCCCAATCGGGGACTTACGACGGCGCTCCTCCTTATCTTCGTCGCTCATAGTCTTGTCGAGCACCTGATCGATAATAGCCGTAATCAGGTTGTACAGAGGCATACCGGCGAGGCCGTGGAAGAGGCCGCCCATGAGCAGGGTGCCGACAAGGTTATTGACCGCCTGGACCCGAACTTCCTTCGTCTCCCCCTTGAGTGCATTATATCCTGTTTGCACGAAGAACCGCGTAACGTGGATCGGGTACATCTTAAAGAGGCCGACCGCACGGCCAAGCTCCCCCTTGAGCACAGGGGGACGTTCAAAATCTGCGGGGTTGAACAGCGTATCGCGTACAACCTTCATGGCCTCGGCGGTAGACGCGTCGAAGTCCTTGGTCTTGGCGTAGTGCAAATCAAACGCTGACATGAAGGCGATCTCACGGGACATGCGTTCGGCGGCATTGAACGGCTGCCCAACCAAGTCCGCGAATTTGCTCAACGGGTTCGACAGACCTGTGTGAGGGTCCATACCTGTAGCCCGGTGGTCGAAGATAGCCCCGGTTATAGTACCGTACAGACCGTGCTCAATACCCCACGCAAAAGCCTTCTTGTTCACGGGGACGTTCTTAACCATGGGGCTGTTTTCGAGCGAAGGTCCGATGAACCGCTTGGTGCCATCCACCCCGGTACGCCACAGACCATCCGACTTCCAAAGCTGGCTATATTTGGTCATGGCCTTGGTGGTCGCCCCCATGCCGTAACGAGACCAAAGCCTCGGAGCGACAAGGATCGGAAGCCCGGCAAACTGCGCAGCAGCAGTCGCCGCAGAGGTAAGGAACATCACGAAGGACGCACGGTTCAGGGCGCTTACGATTGCACTTTGGTCTGGCGCGTTGAACATGGCGCGGCCACGCTCAGCAAGCTCGTTGATAACCGTAGTGGCCTTTTCCTTCTCCGTACTCGCCATATCCTCAGGGATAATGTCCTTCATCGCCTTGACGGCGCGTTCCACCCTCGGCTCGTAGTACAGCTTGGTGATCTGGTTTATATATCGCGAGGACATGCGCTCGTAGGCTTGGATCACGTTAGCCGAGAAACCCGGAACGTCTCTGGAGTGGATTTCCTGCTTGCGCACGCTCTGCTCGGGCAGGAGCGTGAGGGCCATCTGGTACAGGGTGTCCGACAGAGCATCGAGGTTAACGTCGTCAGACTTCTTGGCGGTGTCGATAGCCTTGGCAATGGCGCGGAAGACTTCGTACTCGTTGTTGAAGTGCTTCTGAAGCGCAGCCATCCCCGATCCCACGATGAACTTCTTAGGGTCCTTAGGGTTCAGTCCGTACTTCTTGGCGTAGCCTTCAATATACTGGTCCCGCAGAGCAATGCTCTCAAACGGGATGAACATATCCTTGCCGTTGATCGCGTTCTTAACCGTCACCCAGAACTCGCCGCTACGCATGAACGGAGAGTACTCCTTAGGGAATATGTCGTGGGGTAGTTCGGAGTGCACGTCGGCGGGATCAACCTTCTGTTGGTCCTTCTCAGCGGCGTCCAGAATTTCCTGCGTCTGCGCGTCCGACAGGCCAAGTTTCGACAGACGGTCCTTACGGAGCGCCATGATAACATCATACATATCCTTGTAGTACTGGCGCAGTTCCCTATAAAGCTCCTGCCCACCTTCTTGCTCACCAAGGGCGTTCCAGGCGTTAAGGGACTGAGTTATGTCCTGCGTGCGTTGAGCAAGGCCCGTCTTCCACTTTTCAAGCTGGCTTGGCTTGGTATTAGGGCCTGCGTTAGCAATCCAGTTCTGGTAGGTTTGTGTCGGCACGTCAGCGGCAAGGGCGTCAGCCAAGGTGGTACCGGGAGCCCAGGCGGCGATGTTAATACGCCCCAGGCGAGCCATGTTTGCTACGAGAGTGAAAGTCTTCTGCCCGTACTTATGCTGAAACTCCGTCAGCTTCCGGCCAAGTCCAGCCGCAGCTTCCCGCATTTGAGCCGTGGTGCCGTGAACGGCGTTCAAGAGCACTTCGAAGGACTTAACGGGCCCTATATAGCCCTCCGCCTGCACAGGGGTCTCACCCTCAACGGCCCGCACTTTGTCCGCCGACAGGAGCTTGTTAACAAAATCGATCAGCGCCGAAGTAGGCGCAGCGGCCTTGAGACGGAATAGGGCACCCCGGCTGGACGAGCTAAGAAGCTGCCCCAGAAGCTTGGGGCTACGGGTTTTGACGGCGTTGCCCAGCCACTTAAAGAAGTTCTGCGAGTTAGTCGCGTCTATGGATTCTTGGATTTGCTCTTCAAGGTTAACAAGCTTTTCGTTCGCAGCTTCTACAGCGGCTTGGGCGTAATTGGCCTCTTGGGTACCCTGCGTGTCTTGAGTTTCTGGAGCCAGATCGAGGTTCTTAGAAACCTCCTGCATGTACTTCCTGAAGGTCTCCGTGGGGAGGTACGACTTCCCGCGCAGAGTTGTGTAGAACTTGAAGAGTTCCTTACCGACTTTCTTGAAGAACTTCTCAACGATGTTGGTCGGCACCTTCTCAGCGGTAGCCCAACGCGACATTTGGTCGGCGTACCATTCAGAGAAGCTAGTCCAGTAACCCCTGTTGGACATACCTTCACTAGCCAACCCTTCAGGGACAGCGGTAGCCTCTGCTGTATTAGGCGCACGGAGCGCGTTCACATGCTCACGAGCGGTCTTCCCCTTAAGGGACTCAACCCAGTGCGCATGTTCGGCTCTAAGCGCGTCCTTTAGCCGTGGGGAGGCGTTTTGGTACGCCTCTTTTTGGTGGATGTGCCCTATCTCATGGGCAAGAACCTCAAGAAGCTCCTTGGGTTCCAACCCATCTTGGAGAGATATGTAGTGCTCATTTTCTCCGATCTTCCGGGTAGAGCCCTTCTCGTTTGCATCGAGGCCAGCGGAACCCACCGCGCGTGTATTACCCGTGAAGTTTCCAGCGTTTGTGCGGGCGTCGTTTAGTGTAGTTACATATAGTTTCGTATTAGGGAGGAGCAGGGATTTCCAACCCGCAATAACCCCTTTGAGGTTTTCTGGGATACTTTCTGAAACGGCCAATCCGCTGGCGTCGTACTGAACAAACGGCGCTTCCGCGTGCTTAGCGGTGTCGGCAGCCTCAAGGTCTTGTTTCGCTTGTATAAGCTCTGCACGTTCGGTGGGGTTGAGCAGCTCCCCCGTGAAACTTTCTATATCTACCTTACCCCTGAGGTCCCCCTTGAAGGGCCCGTAAACAGGTCGCCCATTAAGGGTGCTGTATCCCTGGACTAGTCCCATATCTCCGTTTTGGTAGACAACCCTGCCACCAAGGTCTTTGGCATGGTTCTGCGCTACAGCTTGCTCCTCAGGTGTGGGGGTCCTTACCGGCGAAGCGGTTTCTTGCACTTCTGGCGCAGGGACTTCTTGTGCAACTGGTTCGGGCACAGGCGCAGCCTCAACGGGCGTAGAGGCTTCCTGTGCAACTGGTTCGGGCACTTCTTGTGCAACTGGTTCGGGTGCAGGCGCTTCTTGTGCAACTGGTTCGGGTGCAGGCGCTTCTTGTGCAACTGGTTCGGGTGCAGGCGCTTCTTGTGCAACTGGTTCGGGTGCAGGCGCAGCCTCAACGGGCACAGGTGTAGGTACGTAAACTCTTCGCGAAGCGGGGGTGTCCCACCTCATAGGGTTCCCTAGAAGAGTATTAAGTTGTCGAGCAATAGCAACGTGGCCCCCTGCTTGAATAGCCTCGTTAGCTAATACGTACTTAGTACCCCGTACTTCGTCCAGCCCTCCCTTCTTTGCTTCCTCAAGTAGGGTTTGTGCTTCTTCCTGCGTAGGAGCCGGTGTTTCAGGTGTAGTTGCTACAGGAGCAACGGGCTCCTCTACATGACGTGCACCAGCGAGGGTAGCCTCGTAGACCTTACCAAAATTAAGGATTCCGCGACCCTTAGTATCTTGCAGCCGCTCCAGAAGCCCATCTCTAAGCTCCAGCGGCGCTTCGGGCGCAACCACTTCGGGCACGGACTCAGGAGTAATAGGAGGAGCAGAAACAACAGGAGCCTCCGCCACGGGCTCAGGAGTAGGCGTTATAATAGGCTGAGCTTGACGTGCCGCCGCACGCGCCGCGCCGGGACCAGCAGGGGCAACAACAGGAGGAACAACAGGAGCCTCCGCCGCTAGTGGACCGGGTACCGATCCCGTTCCTCCATTATCGACTCCAGCAGGTCCGACAGAAACTGCCAGTCCTGAGGTTGTAGCGCTTGGACTTGCAGGGATATCTCCCCCTGCGGGTACCCCTCCATCAGCAGGAACGCTTGGCTCAACTCTTCCAGGCTCAGCAGGTGTACCAACATTGGGCACCGTCCCTTTAGCGATCTGGTGGTTAACGATAGTGTCGGCCATGGCGGCAGGCATACCGTGCTTAACAGCCTTCTCGCGCAGCGCGTCTTCGTTTGCGGTGGTGGGGTTAGCCACGAGCTTAGCGGCGGCGGTATCAAGTTCCTTCTGGATTTTCTTTTGCTCAGGAGTCTGTTGCTTGCTCTCAAACGGAGCGGCGGCACCGCCGATGGTAGCGCCTAGGATAGCCGCGTAGCCAGCAGCTTTTGCATACTCTTTACCCGCTTCCGCGTTATCGACCGGAAGCCCAGCGGCGTAACGCTCACCAACCTGTTGCAGGGGCTCAGTAATAGCCTCTTCCAAAGCGCCTTTGAACGCCCCCTTGATGACCTTGGGGACGAGCTTTTCCACTTCCCCAGCAGCAAGCTTAGCCGCAGGGCGACCCACCAAACGCCCAATACCGGGAAGGAACACTTGTCCGGCTGCATCAGCGGCGGCTTGAAGTGGGGCAGTTGCGAGCGAGCGCCCAGCCTCTTCCTTAGTTAGGGACTCTTGACCTTCGTTAGTCGCTCGTTGAGCATTAGTGCCGACAAACCAAGGCGTACCAGCAGCCGTACCCCCTGCGATACCTCCAGCAAGCGTACCCCCCGGACCCGCAAGAGACCCAAGGCCCGCACCGACCATACCACCCAGAACCGTAGCACCCATCTGGGGAGCGGACACGCCAAGCTGTTCCCAAATAAACTGCCCCGCGCCAGGGAGCCCGCGCTTGAGAGCCGGGCCTAGATCAATAGGCCCCCCAGGAAGTAGTTGCTCCTGTTTAGCCGCAGAGTCACGGAGCCGCTGGCCGTAGGAGGCGTCTTCCTCAGGCGTAACCGTACCGAACTGCTTCTCCAGAGCATAAGGGAGTGCGGTACCTAGCGCAGATGCAGCAGCTTCAAGCCCCGCCTTGAGTGGTTTGCGGGTAGGCGCAAAGTGGTCAACGATTTCCTGCGCCGAAAAACCTTCGTTGTAGGCTTTAGTTAGGTCAACACCCCGTTGCCTCGCAAGTTCTGAAGCAATCTCTTCGTAGGTAAACCCCTCATGGAGGGCTTTTTTGACCTCAGGAGTCATATTATCTACCCGGTGGCGTTAGTACGGTTGTTAGTCGTCTGGCTTTTGCAAGCTGTTCTGCTGGAGTTCCTGGGTTGCTTTTATATCTAGGGTCGTCAGGGTCCCTGGGGTCAAATGGTGCCGGGGCACCAGCTTGTGCCACTTCCCTATATGTTTTCCGCTGATCCGGGGTTAGCTGACTGTAGAAATTATATTCCTTCATCTTTGCGGTACTGTTATCACTTTCACCCCGGGCGCTAGCACTGATCTGCGCAGCCCTAATAGAAGTAGCGTTTTGTTCTTGAGCCGCCCTGTAACTCAAGTCAGCCCTGTACTTATCCGCCTCGGCGCTCATTTTCGCGATGCGAGCCTGGACACTGAATCCCTGCCTCCTAAGGTCCGCATCCATCTGCTGCCCACGCTCAGTCTGCATGAAGGTCGCGAGCTTATCGGCGCGGTCAGCCGTGAGGCCCCACCGCTGGAGTTCAGCAGCCGAGCGGGAAGTCTCGCTCTGAGCAAGAGCTTGGAGGCCAGCAGCCTCGCGCGCCTTACGATCCTTGACCGCCTCGCGTAGCCCGGGAAGAGCCGCAGCCCCAGCCTCACCAACCGATTGCAGGAAGTTAGGGGATTTTGTACTCATCATACCCAGACCCATCTGAGCCAGGGCAGTCCACATATCCTCTTTCTTCTGCTTCGCCATAGCCTCCGGGGACATTTGCTTCTCGTAGTACGCATCGAGAGCGTCTTGACGAGAAGTCTTAGCCGTAGGCGGCGTGCCGACCGAGTTCTTATAGGCGTCAAGGAACCCAGACGTATCGACGGCACCGGGAGCGCTTCCACCGGGAGAAGTGCCAACAAGGTCTTGCACGGTAGGAAGAGCCGGAGCAGCAGGCGCAGCAGAAACGGCGGGGGCGCGACCGCCGCCACCGGGACCACGAGGAGCCGTACTGGGAGTAACACCTTTAGCCGCTAGATACGCGGCGGAGTGCGCAGGTGCAGGAGCACCTGCGGGAGGAGTACCAGGGACGGCCGGAGCGGTGGGAGCGGCGGGAGCGGTGGGTTGCGTCTTCCAAGCTTCTGGAGAAGCATAGAAACGGGGGTCAATAGGTTTATCCCCTGGATTACGGTACAATGCAGGCCCGGCAGCAGTCACCGACTGCGCTTGTCCCAGGCCGCCCGCATCAAACATCTCACCCCAGTTTTTGGCAATACCACCGACAACAGACCCTATACCTCGCACAGTATCGGGGATGATACCTTCAGACCTAGGTTTAGCATCGGGAGTTAACGCATCTCGTATCTCCCCCATGCGGGTCGAGGCGCGCGTCCTAGCGTCTCGCTCAAGATTAGCAAACCCCTCATTACGAGCTTGCTCTTGTTCAGCCCCTAGCTCACGAAGCTGCGCGAGCCTAGCTTCCGCTTCGACATCACGAGGTTTAATCCGCCCCATCTGAAGAAGGAGGTTATGTTCGTCCGCAGCTAGCTCGTTATATTCCTTAGTCGTACGCGCCACGCGCTTACGTGCACGGATATCCGCTAGCATCTCTCGGGTGGAAGTGCCTCCACCATCGGCAAAAGCCACAACCCCACCACCGCCGAACTGTTGAGCATCGGTAGAGGGCGCATCGTACATGTTATCCGGGACGGGAAGGCCAGCCAAACCCCCTTCGGCCATACCCATTTGAGGGGGCGGAGCCTGTTGAGGGGCCATTTGGGGGGTCGCCTGTGGCGCACCGGGCATACCTAGCCCCGGTTGAGGCGCGCTCTGTGCAGGAGAGAAGACCTGTTGAGCGACCGTTGGGGGGGCTCCTTGCTCCTGAAACTGAGCCGAGCGCATCCGGTCGATGAACATCCCCGCCATGAGAGCCGAGGTCGGGTCAAGGAGCCCAGACTGCATCGCTTGGGCAATGCGCTGCTTGTTACCAGCGTACTCCTTGGCGATACCCTCAGGGGACTGCAAGTGGAATGGTTTAGCTTCCATGATCCCCTCTTACGCTAGAAGTTTAGCCGCGCTAAGCGCGGTAAGTCCAGCACCACCGATCTGCGAGGCGAAGGACGGAGCAGGAGCGTAGCTCGTTACAGTCGAGTTCGGCGTGTACGGAAGCCCATGCACGATACTATTATAATAGCTAAGCTGCTCTTGCGGGTAGTTCTGTTGGCGCAGGAAGTCGGCGTACTGCTGGTCAAGCTGCGCTTGGGTCTGCTGTTGCTGTTGCGAACCCACCCCGTATTGGGCATTGAGCAGACCAAGGTTAGAAGTCTGCTGCTGAGCCGCGAGACCGCCGAGCCCTTGGCCGATTTGACCCGCAAGCTGGTAGCCTTGCATAGAATTTTGCTGGTTAGCTTGCTGAGCCGTCATCTTCATTTTGCTCACTTCCATACCAGCTTGTTGATTAGCTAGCGCAGCTTGGAGAGCGAGGGTCGCGTTGAGCCCTTGGGTTTGCAGGATCGAGGCTTGGTTCTGCACCCGCGACTGCTGGTCGGAAGACAGATTAGCAAGGGCCGTCTGGAGCCCAGTCTGAGTACCAAGTTGTTGAGTAGCCAGCGAAGCCTGCTGGTTCTGAGACCCCACACCAAGGCCAGCCGCCCGGTCACGCTCAAACTGAGCTTGTGCACTCTCGTAGGACGCCTGTTGGCCGGTAGCCTGGATATTCCCTAAGTTTAGTTGTAGAGCACGCTCGCGCTCAGTACCCGCAAGAAGCTGGCGAGCGCCACCGTAAGTCCCCTGTCGAGCCGCGCCTAGGTCCCCAACAAGCTGGGATTTCTGAGCATCCCGAATAGCCTGCTGCTTTTGAACGTCCATGACGTTCTGCGCATAGGGGGACATGTACTGTTGGGCTTGAGCAGTACCAAAGATATCGGGGGCTTGCTGCTGAAACGAGTCAAGCTGGGGATTATAACCCGTCTGCGCCGCAGACATAACGGGTGCTTCTTGGCGTTCAGCAGTGACCCGCTCAAACCCATCCGGACCACTTACTTGATTGCCGGTAGCAGCGGCGAGCGCACCCATCCCCGCTTGGTTCATATACTGGTTGGCGTTACCCCACTGAGCGGAGGGAGCCAGACCCAGAATCCCTTGTTGCGCTTTGGTTTGCGCAGCCGTGGGATCAGCGATGCGTTGCTCGTCGTAGGGGGTGTACTTTTGGTTCGCCGCCCCCTGGGCGCGCTGCATAATATCTTCGTAGTACGGAGCGACGTACGAAGGGATGTTATTGGTCGTGGTGTTTACCGTCTGGACCTGGGGAGTCGGACTGCTGCTACCACCCATCTTAAGCTCCTAGTTCCAAGATAGGCACTTCGAACGTGCGCCAGACCGTCTTCACACCATCAGCACTAAATACTCGCTCCCACCCGGACCTTCCATCAGCCTGTAGAGCATCGCACTTATTATCTATAGCCCATGCACGCAAAGTTGCTAGCATGGGGTCCTTCCAAGTGGGGAAATCAACACCCCCAAGAAATATAACGCAGAGCACCCGCTTACGTGGGTAGTCGTTTATCTGGGTTACTACGGCCCCCTTGACCGTATCGCCTTCGTACGCAATCCAGAGAGAACAACCATAATCTAAAACTAAGTCCAGTATATCCCCAGGCTCGTACTGCCCGTGAGTATATTTGGTAACTTCAGTCATAAACCCCTGAATCCGGGGCCACTCCGTTAGAACATACTCCGCAGGGACAAGCGTAACCCTCATCGAATAGCAGCCAGCCCCCGCAGCTTAGTGTCTTCACCACGGTCAGCTTGCTTACGAGCTTGAGCCGCGCGGTCCATCAGGGCATAGAGCTTCTTAGCCCCGCGTTGCGCGCTACCTTTACCGATGCGCCGGACCGCTTCGGGGTTGAACTTTACTTCGTCCCGCGCTACGCGCGCGGCCTGTCGCCCACCGATTGACGCCGAGATCGAGTCGCTGGTCCCGTCGCCGGGGCCCATAATGGGTTGCCCCCCATGCCGAGCGAGGGCTTCCTGCCCAGCCCGGCTGCTTCCGTTCCCGATCTCGGAGACGGTGCGAGCATCAACGACGAAAGACCCATTCTTAAGGTTCACGTCCCCGCCAGCCGCTAGGTGCGGGAGGTTAACTCCCGTACTGGTGTCCATCCCCCTAGATGAATAGACCGCAGGGTACGGGTTTACGTTGTCGAACCACTGGAACTCCGAGGAGTCAGTAGGCGAGCGATCCGCAGGGGGGGTACGCACAGTGCGAGGCGTAGGGAGATAAGGCCCTTGGTAGTTGAACTTGTACTCGTCGGTAGTGGGAGTAGCAGCCTTAGCCGGTTGAGGGGTAAGAGCACTCATAAGTCCGTAACCTGCAAGTCCCGTGGTGAGCCTCTGGGGCACGCCCTTAATAGCGGCGGCGGCTCCGAACTTATCGAACGCGCCAGCTAGTCCCGCCCGAGCGGGAGCGGTAGCGAGGGGGCCAGCGAGCGAAGGCGCAGCACCGAGGCTAGTAGGAAGTGTGGCCGCTGGGATAACCGAACTAAGCCCCGGAGCGAGCCCCATGCCGCCCCCACCAACGGCGTTCGGGATAATCTTACCTGCTGTAGAAAGTGCGTTTACCGCATTTAGAGTTACAGGAGCCTGCGTAGCCGCAGCGATACCCGGAGCAGCCCCCACACCAGCAGCTTGAGACGCAAGCGCCGTAGGCGCAGCGGCGGCAGTACTCGCTCCGCCCAACCCAAGAGCCCCACCAAGCGAAGCCCCGCCGTAGGCACCGAGCCCGGCCATGAGCCCTTCTTTAAGGCTACCAGTAGCCGCCGTGTAACCTGCACCTACAGCGAGCGCCGTACCCGCCGCGCCACCAATACCCCCAAGCGCGCTACCAATCGCAACCCCAAGGCCAGGGACCAAGAAGTTAAGGCCCACACCAAGGACCATAGGTAGAATTTTGCTCAGGAACCCAGCTTCCGGCAGGCCCGTGTGCGGGTTAATAGTGAGGGACCCGCCATGCGCCATAGCAAGCTGCTGCAACCCACTGACCTCGTGGGGGGTCATGTGGACGAGAACCGAGTCCTCGCCACGCCCGTAGGACTGGAGATGTTGTGCCGTAGGTGCGAGGGCTTGTTGCATGGTAGGACCCTATCAGAAAACCAACAACTCTACTACGTCACTTTACCCGTGATCCACCACGTTGTACCGTTACATGTAACCGTAAGCGCATAGTACTGCGTAGCCAAGGATTTAGTAGCGGCCCCGTCTATAGTCTCAGCGCCGGTCCCATCCAAGGTCACGGCGTTAGCCGAAGCGTCGATCTTCTTCACCGTGAGGGTACGCCCAGCATTATCAGCGGCGGCAGGTAGCGTGACTGTAACCGGGGCGACGGAGGCGTCTACGAAGATTTCTGTGTCCCCGGCGGCTACAGAATACGCGGCAGTCACCGTACGAGGAGCACTAAGGACAACCCCTCCGTAGAACTTATCCGCACGGTAGGTCTGCGCGTAGTTCGGGGTATTGGAGTCAAGCTGGGAGAAATATAACTCTAAGATACGGATAAACTGCCGGAAATACCGCGTGTCGTACTGGACGGGCGGACTAGGGAGTGGGGAGAGACGGAACTTTTCTAGCGCCATAACCTACCTCTTGCCATCTACCCTGACATCGAGTCTCGGAGAACCCACCTGCCACTGTACATCGAGGTCTACGGAACTGAGCTTTAACGCCATCTGACGCGCACGGGCGCGGATGAAGACTTGATCAGTGTACTGGTCCACCGCCGTCTGAATAATGAGCCTACTATCATCATCCTCGGTATCCAACGCGTTACCAGGGAAGTCCCTATGCCTAAGCTCAAGTGTGATCTCAGGGTCCGTAGCCGTCGAACCGCTAAAGCCCACGTCAGGAATAACCCGCCGAGAGAGCATGAACTGCTCACCGTCGCCTAGGTCGAAGTCATTGGACTGGATGTAAGCCGCCATAGCGGAGCCATCGTCGTTAATGGCCGCCTCGTGATTATAGAGATATCCGGCAACTCCAGCGTCGTCGCCATTGGCCGCCTGAGGGTAGTGCCTAAGCGGAGTATCCAACCAAGCCGTGCGCTCGATGCTCCCATAATACCAGATGTTCTCTAGGTGATTGTAGATCACATAGGCATTGTTGTACTCGGAGTCCTCAGTTGGGTAGAACCACCAAATCTCATTCCATTGCTCATTAGTCCCACAAACAATCTGCGGGGCTTGGCTCAGGTTAATGTTGTTAAAGACGTGGTTTCGTAGGGTACAGGGTAGCGTCTCTACTCGCCCTGTGTAGGCATAGAACTTATCCTGCCCCATCCAGTACGTAACACCCGCCGCCGTAGTCGCAGACCGGGGCGACATAACCGAGATATTATCCGCGTATTCCTGCACGCCAAACACATCGGTAGTGCCTAGGAACTGGAGGGTGTAGAGGGTCGTATCAGTCCAGACGAGAATTTCCTGCCGGGTAGATATAGCCCGCACGATCCTAGACCCACGAGACAACCGGATAAACCCAGCTGAGTTCGTAACCTCAGGCACCCATTGTGTAGGCGTGTCTTGGTCCGCCCAGCGGACAAGCATGGGGTCGAAGTCGGCTACGTCAGTGCTCCCGAAAGGCACCGCGCCAAAGGCAAGCAGGTGTTTATCCTGTTGGGAAACTAGAATCTGCATGACCTGCGCGGGGACCGCGTCGGGGTCGTCGCCCTGAGCCGTGGCATAGTCCTGTAGGGTTATCGCCCGCGCGGCAAGCGCCGTACTCGGGTCCGTCGTGGTCCCTCGTGCCCACCAGTAGACCGGACCGTTGCGAATATTAGCCACGAGATCATTGTCGAAGTTATCCGCCCACCAGTCGCGCTGCTCGAACAGCACGGGTTGCACCGAACCAAGACCCCAGGTCTCACGCCCCCAGGTGCCAGTCCCCCACCCATAGCCGTAGGTGCCGATTGGGTACCCGATAGGGATTTCGAACGAGATGTCGATATTAGTCCCCCCACCTCCAGCTACCGTAGAGGTAGCAGCCGTAGTGACGGTGAAGGTGAAGGAGTAGACCCCGGTAACTGTGATCTCGTGATTGGCGTTAATTTCAGCGGCGGGGATACCCCCCACGGAAGACGCCCCCTCAAAAGTAACGAAGTCCCCTGTAGCAGCCGCGTGAGCTACACCGAGCGTAGCGGTAACGGTGGTTGAGCTAAGAGTTGTGAAAATACAATTGTCTGTATCGGTGGATGTTAGAACGGGGTCGTCTGTCCGTAGGGGGGTAATGTCGTAGAACGCGCCACCCACCTCGATATATAGCTTACTGTTGGTCCCCATAGCCAGGAAGTTATCAGAAAAAGTCGTTATCCAATTCCACATCTGGCGGCAGACCCCCCGGAAAGCATCCGGGGTAGATTTAACCCAGCCGCCGAGCTTCTCAGGGAAACCAGAGCGGAAACGGATTTTGTCACAGGCCCACCAGCCACCCTCACCAGAATAGTTAGTCTGGTCTCGGTTCACACCGGGTTTGAACTGGAGCTTGATGAAGGCCATTTCAGAGCCCTGTTAGGCCAAACGGCTAATGAATAGTTGGGCGTAGATACCTTGTCCTTGGCTCCGGGGGATTTCCCAGTCACCACTCAAGACTAATTGGAGTTCAAAATTCTTACTCCCATCAATAGTCACAACCCCAGGACCCCCGAAAGCGACGACTGCTGCGATACCGGAGTTACCACCATCGCTAGCCCCGCTCACAGTTATACCAGTAGTTACGTTACTGGAGTCAGTAGTGTTCCGAATCCTTACGTATCCATCGCAAGTAAAATTATTAGCCCTAAACGCAAAGCCTGAACTACCCCACATCATGTAAGTACCTGCGGGGAGGGTAACTACATACGAAGAGAGGCTCGCGAGACTATTTACGTTCCGCACAATGGTATCGAGTAGGCAGGTATAGATAGTCTCGCGAAACCCAAGCGCAGTCATGGTACTAGCGTTTATAATCACATCCGGAGCCACTGAGAAGGGAGCCCTAGAAGCCCAAGTGGTGCCATTACTCGCGAGAACATTACCGCTGGTGCCTGGAGCCACCACCTGCACGGCGCTCGTGCCGTTACCCAAGATGACGTTGTTAGCCGTAAGCGAAACGGCTCCGGTGCCGCCGGAAGCCACGGGGAGAGTACCAGTCGTAAGGGCCGACGTGGACGTGGCGTAGACCGCACCACCGGAGTTATATGACGTGAGCCCCATGCCCCCCGAAGCCGCGCCAAGCGGAGATGCAAGAGTCAGGGACGTAAGGTGCGTGATGGCGTCAACGACATTAGTGCCGTTGTTGTAGAGGTAGGTCGTCTTACCGGCGGGGACCGCAATCCCGGTACCCGTGGCGTTCTTGACCGTGATGGGGTCGGCGCAGCCGTTGTTGACGATGTAGACCTTTTCGATGGCAGGGACGATAAGGTTCTGTGCCCCGCCGCTTGTACCCGTCAGATTAAGGCGCAGGTTGCGCGCAGACTGGGTAGCGTTGGTGTTCGACAGAGACAGGGTGACGGTCCCGCTGGAGAACGTCACGTCAGCAGAGCCGACGATAGCCTCCTCAATCGCCGTACCGAGGTTCGTATTGGTGACGGTGCCCCAAGTGGACAGGTTCTCACCTGTCGCCATAAGCTGAATCTTGAGGGTGCTGTAGGTGCTTGCCATCTTCTCTTCCTACGTCGGGACTACCACCCAACCGGGTGTTTGGTTCTTATCAATGGTACCCCAGACAAGCGATGTGCCCACGGACCCCACCCCTTGTACACCAGTAACGGAGAAAACAGCAGGGAGGCGCACAACCACGGTACCGAGGGAGGTGGCGGCGGAGACCCCTGTGGGGGTAATATTAGAGGCGTTCGCAGATACCGTTACCGTACCAACATCGGATGCGGCGCTGACGCTTGACACGTACACAACTGCGGGGAAGTACCCGAAGGGGCGTGAAGCAAGCGGGGTAAAACCAAACATATGTTACCCCCCGCACACCGATGCCCGCCGGGCGTTCTGCTCGACAATTTGCCGCACCGTCTCTACGCTATCTGACTTAGCAGAATAACTGAGAGTTTTCCAGTTTACACAGTCGGACTTAGTTATTGTCTCGGTTATTCGGGTCTGTGGCGGTGTAAGTGCGCAGCTTGTCGTCAGTATCGACAGCCCTAGCAATAGCATCACCCGCAGCGGCGGCTTGGATTTGAACCTCATCCACCTTCTCCTGAATATCCTGAGCAAGCGGCGATGTGGAAGCCGGAGGCGTAATAAACCTACCCAGCAACCACATCGCTACCTTGATAAGGATCGCAATCATACGAGGCGCTTAGTCGCCGTGAGGCGGCCATAAATAGCCAGGATAGCCCCGAGCGCGCCGGTAATGGAAGCAAGCTCGCCCGGCTGAATCCCCACAAGCGGAAGAACCGTAGGGGCGATAGCCGAAGCAAGGGCGATAACCGAGCCCCAGATAGCCTTGGAAGCCAAGATGCTCTTAACGTCAACCATAGTGTTGTTCCTTAGGTTAGAAGCCTAGACTAGCACACCTGCCTGCAACTCAGCCAGGGTCTTACCCCCGGACCACTGAAAGTGGGGGAACTCCTTGAACGTCTTCCACCGGCCAGCCCACTCAAGCCCTTGGGCCTCACCTAGCACACCCACCTTTTCCCAGAGTTTCGCAGCCTCACCCGAGGTCTTCCACACAGGCTTACCGAACTGCATGAGGACTACATCATAGGCGAGACGGTAATTATGGAACGATTGTCCGGGTTTGGCGTTGGTCACTTTAGCGCCGGGAGTCGTGCGCCCTTGGGCATAGAGCCTAGCCTGCTCCGCAGCATCCCGGTATGTGCAAGTAATTAGCAGGCTGATCCCCGCATTGTTGCAGGCTGCTATGTGCCCTAGGGCCTTCAGCTTTACCGTGGGGTGGAGGTCATCTAGGCTTCGACTGGATATCATGGGTTATCCCCCTAGTACTAGACCTGAACGATCCTCGACCTGCCGCTTAGTTCCGTGGTCTCGTAGGGTGTTGTAGAGCATAACGCAGGCTTGTAGTGCGAAGACCGAGTACACCGCCGCCTCGCGAGTAGAGGCCCCGTCGTCTAGAATAATAGATACTGTAGCCATCCCTAGTACGATGCTTACAAACGTAAGGCGCACACGAGTAAGGGGGACACCAACACTAGCTAGACTTAAGCGGCGGCTTAGCAAGTTGGAGCGTATGGCCGTAGCGGAGCCTGCTATGCACGCCGCAGAACTAGCCCATAGGTCAATAGGGTTAATCATTTAACTGCTCGTATAGCAACCCGGCTGAAGACCTTCTTCGCCGCGAGATACGCAATGGGGATTAGTTCCCAAGTGAGCGCCCCGATACCAAACCCGAGCGCGCTGGGGTTGTGATCCAGAAACTCGACATTCGCCCATTCAAGGACTGCGGCCCCCGCGTAGGTAGCGAACAAGGCACCCGCAATAATAGCGCAGATCACGTTGCCTACAGCCCGCACAACATCCCTATGCGTCGGAGGTTGCCCCGCAAGAAGTACCGCTGCAAGGTGGTACAGGCCGTAGAACGCGCCCCCGGCGAGCGAGGAAAGGATAAAGCGCACCGACACGCCCATATCGTCGAGAGGTATCATTCTTATTGTCTCCCGCACGACTAACCCCTGTATGGGCTCTTAGGAAATGACGAAGTTACCGTTAGTTGTAAACGTATGGATCGTATATGCACCAGAAGTGGTAATAGCGCCGCCTGTGCAGGTAGCTGTGCCAGTCAGGTAGCGAATAATGACGACACCCGTGCCGCCATCCCCACCATTAAAATATCCTCCAGAATAACCACCACCACCGCCGCCACCACCACGGTTCGCCGTACCTGCGCCTCCGATAGCGCCTGTGGTTCCAGCGCCCGCCCCGCTTCCAGCCGTGCCGGGTGTGCCAAAGGTGTCTTGCGCCGCACCCCCGCCACCCGAACCGTAGATGACAGACGCGCCCGAGATGCTGGAGGTGTAGCCGTCCTTGCCGTTCTGGTTGGTAGCAGCCGCAGAAGCGCCGCCCCCGCCGCCGCTTACTCCAAGTGCAAAACCAGGCGCTCCTGCATAACCTTGTCCACCAGTGCCTGCGCCGCCGGAGCTGCTGCTATAATATGCCCCGCCGCCGGAACCGCCAGAGCCCCCCGCGCCGCTGTTATTAACGTCACCAGCTAGACCACCCCCAATAGCGGTAAGCCCATTAAAAGTAGAATTACCTCCAGCGGTCGGCCCAGAACCCGTACCACCAACCCCACCAGCGCCGCGTGTAACAGGGTAAGTTGCAGACGCTAGGCTAATATCCTCGCCATGCAGAACCCCTCCACCGCCACCACCGCCACCATTACGCCCGCCACCCCCGCCGCCACCGACGATAAGGTAGTCAAACTTTGCAGTGCCGCGCGTCGTAAATAGAGCCTGCAAAATTCCAGACATTACGTAAGACCCACACCCGAAATAACCCAAGCGGTCGTATTGACCTTAAGCGCAGTGGCGGAGCCATAGGCAGCCAGGGTCCGGGAGCCGGTCGAACCCACCCCCGCGAGGTACATCGTGTCCGAAGTGATGGCTATGGTAATGGTGTTTATCAGGTTAACGAACGTAATAGCCGTACCAACCTCGTAGGCGACGTTAGCATTAGAGTTGATGGTGTAGGTGCGGGGGTTATCATCCGACGCGGGGTGGAAAATATGCTTACCGCTATCCGCCAGGACTGTAGTGTAGTTTATAGACTTGCTAACTTGGGGGATATTAAGGTAGCCCACGCTCACAGACGCGGGCGGAAACGTCATGGTGGTGCTGTCGGTGCCCACCAGAGTTAGGGAATTAGACGCCGTGAGGGTTTTGCCATCCGCGATGGTAAGAGTAGAGCCCGAAGCAGGGGCAGTCAGCGCGACCTTGTTAACCGAAGTAGCGGTAGCCACCCCCAAGGTGGGGGTAATGAACGATGGGGAGTTATTGAAGACGGCAAGGCCGGAACCCGTCTCGTCCGTCAGGGCCGCCGCTAGGTTTGCACTTGAGGGCGTGCCAAGGAAAGTAGCTACCCCAGTACCAAAACTCGTGATCCCAGTACCCCCGTTGGCAACGGGGAGGGTGCCGGAAACGTCACTTCCTAGACGAACCGTAAGGGTGTTGCTCGCCCCGGCGATGGTCTTGTTCGTAAGCGTCTGGGTAAGATCGGTCCCTACGGCACGCTCCGAGGGGTAATCCACGAAGACACTCTTAGTGCCTGCGGAAAACGAAACCTTGGTTGTACCCCCCGCGCTGGACGAGAGCACGGTATCCCGAGAGAAGATCGTACCAGCCGCCGTGTAGGTGCCAATACCAACTTCCCACTGGCTCCCACCAACAACCGTGTAGTAGGTGGAGTTGCCGTCGCCAATAGCAGAAAACGCCTGATACCCACTAGGAGGAGACCCGTCAAGCGTCAGCGTCCCCGTACCCGTGGTGGTGGTCGTATCCAGTACCCGGTTCGCCAGAACGAAGGCCATTAGGCAATCCTAATAATAGCAGTCGTGTTGGTGGCGGTAGGGAAGCTAATCGTAAAGTCCCCGGCGGTGGACGCCTTGTCGGCACCGAAGTCAAGCACGCACACAGCGGCGTTCGTTAGGGTAGTGTTGGCATTGCTGTTCGCCGAGGGCGTGGTGTTATAGATGAGCGCACCGCGCGCCGTGATCGTGGCGTTGGAGAATGTCAGGTCAGAGAAGTCCACATAACCTGTACCCGAAGACGAGGTACTATTCGAGGTGACAACCCCCAGGTTCGTAAGGGTTCCACCACCAGCGGTATAGTTGGTGCCTGTGGTCTCGTTAGTAGCCGTGTACGCCGTGGTGTTGGCGTCGAGCGAAGCAGACGAGGAATAGAGCGCCAACTTAAAGGTATCACCGCCCGTCGCACGGAAGTCGTGCACCGCGAGCAGAAGCTCAGCCTTGAAAGATGTGCACATGCTTTGAGTTAGCGCCATCGGTATCTCCTAGGGATCAAGAATACTAACCAACTCGGAATACCCGGCGTCGTGAAACCTATGAACCAGGGTCACGTTATGAGCACGTATAGCCTCATGCATATAATACACAAGAACCGCACGGATGCTATCCTTGAACGCCTCGGCTTGCTCCCGAATAACAGGGGGGGCCGTACCACTAACCGCGATAATCCTACCTAAAGCCCGCTCGGTTATTTCTTCAGGCGTAGCCCCGCGACCTGAAGTCGTCGTAACGCTCACATCCCCTACGGAAACGAGTGAAGACATCATCGGACTGGGTACCGCGCTTGTGGTGTACGGTAGGTGTCTTGGCGATTTTTGCCTTCGGCGAGTTCCTTCAGGAGCGCCATAGCCTCGTCGTACCGCTTTTGGTACTGCACAAGAATATCGGCTTCACCCTTCATGAAGGTGTAAGCCTCCAAGAGAGCCCCGTAGAGGAGCACGGAGTCGAAGTTGTCCCCCAGCCAGGAGGTGCTCGCAGTTACGATGGACTCCGGGTAGTAGAAGTAGTGAAGCTCCACCTCGTAGTCATCATCGGGGGTGGGGCCTAGGATGTACGAATCTTGGTCGAACATCGCATAATGCGTCGGGATACCGTAGGTAGCCGGGTAGGGGAACGCCTCGCGGATGTAGTTCACGTCCTTGTTCAGGAGGTACTCATAGCCCCCCGTGTCCGGATCAACCACCGCAATAGAGAAGTTAGCCAGCCAATCCGAGGGCACTGTCAGGTACTTGTTGTGCGCAGTGGTGGTGCCCGTTACCGACTTACGAAGCTCCAGAAGCTGCACCGTGTTAAAGATGCGCTCTTCAGCCTGCTCAATGAACGTATCAATCTGTTCAGTAGACGTAAGACCGCCAGACCCCCCGGTAGTAGGGAAGTCGTTCTCCACGTATGCCTTGATTGTGGAAACCAGCGTAGCGTAGTTCACGGTTAGCTCATCTTCGAATTGTAGCCAGTACCCTTAGTAGCCGCGCCAGTACCACGGATTTTCGTGGTCTGGGTATTAGCGACCTTATTAGGATACCCCGAGATCGCCGGGACAGGCTTCTTGACGGGCATCGGCTTGTTGTACTCGTTGGTGTCGTCGTGCTCAGCCATTCTTGACCACCTTACCGAAATCTTTCTTAGGGGAAGAGCCACTCTTCTGGTTCGCAATTTTAGCAAGGTTGCGACCGAGCGACTTCATTTGGGAATTAGTCTTACCACCCTTAGCCATAGTCAGTTCTCCTCAGTCACGACAGTCACCGTACCAATAGCACCCTGCATCAATAGCGTACTTACTAGCCCAGATAAACCCAAGGGGTTGTTGAGCCCGACTGGAGCCCAGCCCCACTGGATTTGACGACTACCCTCGGAAGGGTCGCCAAGCGCATTAAGCCCTGACTGGAAATAGCTGTTATCGGGGCGCGGGTTACGTAGGGCTTGGGGGTCGTTGACCGGGTACATCCCAAGCTGCAACTGAGGTTGGTCGGCTTCCCAGCACGACGGGCAAACAAGCAAGTTCACGTTCTTGGTCTTAATGACCAAAGACCGAAGCTCTTTGAGTTTGTATCGGAACCCACAACGGTCACATTCCGCTATGGCCCACTTACCTGAAGCAAAGGGGCTAGACATTATAGCCCCCTAGTAAGATACACGCGGCGCGATGCGCAGGGACGCCTTCTCTCGATCCTCATCCGCCGCCATCATGAACTGCTCATCGTACATCATCTTGAGCATGGGGATGCGGGGCATGGCATCGGGGATTTTCAGGGCGAGGTGGTAGGCGAGGCCCGCAACAAGCGCGGGGAGAAGCCGGAAGGGAATATCCTGGGTCGTAGTACCGTTCCCAGCATCCTGCATACGACGAAGCCGCCAATACACGTAGGTGTAAAAGCCAGTCTGGTCCGGAGAAGGCCACACGTTGATCTCAGGATATTGCACAACCGCAGTAGAGTTAGTCGCTCCGGTCTTGCGGTTAATCCACACCTGGATAGGCCGCCCCTGCGCGTTTTTGTTGGGGATCGTGGAGTAGGTATCGACGCTAATGCGCGTGATATTGATGTCAGTCTGGTTAATCCCTGTCTGCGTACGCACGACGCTATCCAACAGGTCAATGGTATCTACGGGTAGGTCATAGGTTATCTGCCCCTGAATAAGGGGGATGGACCCTTGCTCAACGGTCCAAAGGTTAATCCCTCGGTTCGCCCACTCAATCGTAAGAAGGTTCAGGCTCCTGCGGGCCGTACGTAGGTCATACCCCGTACGAAGCTCAGTTCCGCACCTCTCGTACGCCTCTTCCACGAGATTATTCAGGTCGAGGTTGAACGTGGTGGTGTCGGAAGTAGCCATTATTTCCTAAAGCTCCGCAGGACTTTAGCGAACCGCGCCCGCTGGCCCAGCTTACCGGGAGCCTTAGACGCAGCATTAAGCTTCGAAGCGGAAATAGTCTTCCCAGCCCCAACCCCAAGAGACGCCCGCAAAGCTCCAGGCTTCTTGATCGCGCCCTTAATCCAGTTAGCGCCGCCTTTGGCGCGTTTGATAAGGGGTTCATCGCCCTCCTCGCTTTCTCCACGGAACATACGATCCGGGACACGCGGGGGGCTCTTGGGCTTAAGTTGTTCGGCAGGCACACCGAAAGACCGGCCTTCGTCATCGGCGGGAGGAGGCTTCTTAGGCGCGGGCTTCTTCGCGGGCTCGACCTTCTTAGGGGTAGAGTTGCTGCCGCCAGCGGCGTACTTAGACGAGCTAACCGCTCCCATCCCACGACATGCACGCATAGCCATAACTCCTAATTAGCAGTTCTATGTAGATACTGTATGGCGAACTCTAGTTGTACTGGTCAGGCGTTTTCCATTCTCGGCATTTGCTACACCGATAACGCCCCTGCTCATCAGGTTTTTTGGCAACGCGGCCCCAGTCACGCTTTAGCATCGCCATGCTCGCAAGCTTTTGTTGATCCGGCTGTTGGGATCATTAGCGGTCTTCGCACTCGTAAGCTTCGCCTTCATACCGGACATTCTGGCACAGAAGCTCTTCTTACGAGACCCACCCTCAGGCTGCGGAGCCTTAAGCCCCGGCTTACCCGGATTAGCCTTGTTGTAAGAAGCCCGGCCCTTGGCATTTAGCCCGCCTTTGGGGTTCTTACCTTCCTTGCGGGTCCAAGCCGGGGTGCTAGGCATCAGCGTTGTGTTCCACGGGTCTTACCTTTGCGAGCAATACCATCACCGCGCTTCCCGGTACTCACCTTAGAAGTTTTCTTCACCCCAGCGGGGGCCTTAACACTACCACCGCGCTTCATACCCTGAGCAGATCGGCTACGCACAGCGGCGGCGTAAGCTTCCCGTTTCTGCTTGTCTTCTTCGGCTGCCACGTTAGCAGCCTCGACAGCAGCATTACGGGATTTTACCCCCATAACATCACCAAACATACCCTCTCCCGTCGATGCACTGTACAGGGGGGAAAGCGCGGCTAAAAGTTTACTTGCCATCAAGCTACCCTTTGTGCTGGAGCGAGCATCGGGTAGAGAATATCTTCCCCGAAGTTACCGGCAAACTCGGTGATGCCCATGTGCCCGAGTTTAATCGTAGGATCGATCCAGACTTCGAACCCATGCTCACGGGCACGGTCACAGAAGAGGAAGTCCTCGCCCATGTACCCTTCTTCGGTGAGCTTGAAGTCGAACACGGCGGAGATAGCCCGCTCAGACCGCTTGTCCTGATAAGTCCACTCAGGGTGTGCGTTCGTCAGGGTGCCAAAGACCTCTCTGCGGACCAACATGAAGGCAGTCGCCACGCGCCTTGCACGCACGAGGCCCATACCGTTCATCGTCAGTTGGTTGTCTTCGTCGTAGTCTAGGTCCGTAATATAGACCGTGTTCTCGCTACGAGTGCGGGGAACCCCGGCCACAACCCCCTTACGAGGGTCAGTCGCCCACGCCATAAGGCGGAAAACATCCTCAGGCTCGAAATTAATATCCGAGTCCACGAACAGTAGGTCCGTACAGGAGGATTCTAGAAAATCCTTAACCAGCAGGTTGCGGGCACGGGACACAACCGAGCACCCACAGACGCTGCCAATTTGGATGCTAATCCCATGCTGCGGAGCAAGCTGCGCCACACGAGCCAGGGAGATAGCCAGTTTCAGAGAAACCTTGAAGTCATACGCTGGCAGGGCGACGAAAAGAGACCGCCCTGCCAGTTCATACCCGCGTTCCATAACGCCCCGCTTTAGGAGTCGGCGAAGGGAGTAGCCAGAGTGCCCGACCCAATAAGCACCCCTTGGACAAGGTACGTGTTGGCCGCCACGGCGACAACAGAAAGATACGAACCAGCAATACCGCCCGTGGTCGTACCCGCCATGCTGATCACGTCATTGGACGAGCCGTTGGGGATGAAGGTAGCCGTACCGCCAGCAGTAAGAACCCCATCCTTGCCGACGACAAGAGACCCTACAAACAGGTCGCCCGGAGCGGAGCTAGTAGTACGAATCTTCACCGCAGTGGCCGTAGCCGCGATATAGAAGGTGTAGACGACACCAAGGTTATTGGGATTATCGCCAGTCGCACCCGCCGTAACGTCAACCGCCGGAAGGGTAATCGTGGTCGTGGCGACGTTGTTGTAGATGATCCGCCCGCCATGCGCCTGAGGCGTGATGGTCAGGGTAGACGCCGTGTTGGTGATGATCGAACCAGGGCCGCGAGTGTAAAGGCCGTTAAGCGACCGGATCGGACCCGTGAAAGTAACTTGAGCCATTAGAAGTCCCCGTGTAGTAGCACCGCCCGTACCATCTCTACTACGTCTGCTAGGGCAGTGGGTACGAGCAAAAGCCTAGTTCGCGTAGGATATCCTAGCTCTAGGCAAAAAGAAAGGGGTCTAAGGCTCCGATACCCACCGCTTGTGGCCGACCCCGAGTATTTTATGGAACCCATGCTTTTCCGCGTAGACTTTCTCAGGCTCCCCCGTCTTGTGGGGTTGAAGCTTGTACCGTGAAACCCGCTGAACCTTCGTGCAGTCCGCCCACCAATAGTCCGGTGGGGTAATATAACTAAGGGTGAACCCCGCGCGCCCGTAGGCGTCCCCGCTACCCCAACGTAAGTCTGCGTAAGAAACAAGAACCCCTGAAGGGTAGTCCTTACGAAACGCCTTAACCAGCCGGGAAATACCCCCGACAACCCGACCAATTGAGCAGTACCTCAGAAGCTCCCACCCCTCCCCAAATCGGGCGGTACCAAAGGTAGCAAGGGCTACAAGCTGGTCTCCAAGGTACAACCCATAAGCCCGCTTCGTTGCAGTACCGCACCCCTGGGTATGATGCGCCTTAAGGAACGCAGAAGCCCCCGCCTGGGAGACCTTAGCTAAGGTACACTTCCTAGCCCCCACTATAGGGCACTTCCCAAAGAGCGCACGAAGGCGGTGCTCCACCTGAGGGCGCATAGAAGCCCACTCATCCTCGAAAATCTGCACGAGAGTGATCCCAACCGCTGCACAGGCTTCGTACTTCTTCCGGTGCTTATCCCCTACGAGCGCCTCCCGGTGAAACCATAGCCCATTATACTCCACCGCCGTCTTGGAAACGGGGTCGTACATATCAAGCTCGTACGGGGGGATAAGCCCACGAGACGACGAGAGAAGCGGGACCCCTAGAGATTCTATAAACTGCTTAACCTCCGCCTCGCCTTTGGAGATATGGTTAGCGCACCGGGGGCAGCCTGCGCCTTTTAGGTGGTTGGTGGGGGTTTGCTGGAAAACCCCGTGTTGCGCGCACGAGATGGAGACATTTTTATGCATCCCGCGCAGTCCTGACACGTAGGTGTACAGCCCCCCGTGAACGGCTTTAGCACGATCCATAAACTCCGAGATGCCCAACTGAGACTTCATCCCGTTAGCAGCGTACGCACATTTGGGGCACCGCGCACCCTGAAGGTGTGAATAAACTGTCTGAGAAAACTCTCCGTGCTCCGGGCACAATATACGAAGCTTCGTGCGGCTGTTGTGCACTTCCTGCTTCGGGTACGTGTATGCCCCGCCGTGTACCGGCTCCACCGCCGCTAGGAACGACGCGAAGGAGTGGGACCTCTTCGCTTGCCGAGACGCGGCCCCGCACTTAGGGCAGCCTGCTCCGTTCCGATGGTTATGCTCCCCCTGGGTAAAAACCCCGTGCAGGGGGCAGTCTATTTCTATCGGTTGTGCATACCCTGTGTACACAGAAGGGGCGTACCCGTAGTGCCCTTTGTGCGTTTTAGTCGCCTGAGCGACCCATTCCTCTGTCGTAAGCGCCGGACGACCCATGAAAACCCCTAACCACTAGTTATGAAGCGGGAGGCTACGTGGGTCCGCTGTGTCTGTCAAGTATGGAATATTAAGTAGAAGAAAGGGGGCCGAAGCCCCCTTTCCCGAATTAGGAAGATTACCGAAGTAATCAAAACCCCATTCTTAGGTGGTGCCAGGAGAGCCCCACATACCCAGAGGATCAGAGAAGCCGAACGAGTAACGCTCACGGCTCTTATACCTGACGTTGCCAGTATCGAAGTCGCCGTCCATCGAGTTAGCAAGCGGAGTGCGGACGAAGTGCTTAAGACCATTAGGCACATCGGTGCACAAGAACCAGGCGTCCACGTCGGTCAAGAAATGGTTGACCGTGTAGCCACCGGGGATCGACCCGTTGCTCTTGATCGCGTTGATGTCGTTATCAGCCGTACCAACACGAAGCTCAGTTTCGAGCAGGCGGGTAGCAACGAACATCAGCGAGGGCGGAATAACCAGCTTACGCGGCTTCGCCGCGATCAGCAGGCCGCGTTCATCCGTCCAAGCAGCGATCTGGATAACGGCGGCTTCAAGCGAAGTCTCGTTAAGATCGGCAGCGGTAGAGGGCGTATTCGAGTTAGTGCCGCCCGTAACCAGGGGATGCGAGGCGCTGAACAGAGGTTGACCATCGCCACCAGGGAAGCTGGAGCTAAAGCCGTTGTTCAGAACCGCAGAAGCCTTGGTCTGCTTGGTGTAGGACATGGCACGAGCCAGGGCCTTGGTGTAGCGCGTAGACAGGGAGTCATAGAGGTTGTCCTCGATGGCCTCTTCAGTCAGGGCGAAACCCAGAGCAATGGTCTCGTGGTTGTAACGAGCGGTAAAGACTTCTTGCCCATTATCGTAGGCAATAGCACTACCTTCGTTCTTGACCGGAGCAGCCGAGAAGCCCGACAGCTTGGTCTCTTCTTCGAACGAACGCTCAGAAGTCTCCGTTTCGAAGATTTCCTTGTGTTCTTCTCCGTAGCGAGCGTACTCCAGACCGAACAAGGCGTTCAGGCCGGGCAGAAGCTCCTTGAGGAGTTGTGCGCGTGAAATAGCCATCTATCCAAGTCCTTCTTAGACGCCAGCGGGGTTGTAGTACTGGTGCATACCCGCATTCCACTTGACGACGACTTCGGTGTAAGAACCGACGCCGGTTTGGGTCTCCGGGATCACGTCAATGACGCGAACCGGCCAAGTCGAAGTGGTGGCCGTGGTCGAACTGACCGCAACCTTGGAGTCACCAGTAATGGTATTACCAGCGTTTTGCACAAGAACCATGTTCTCGCCCACCGCAGTACGGTTGACGTAGCTGATCGTGGTCGTGGCCGAAACCACAGCCACCTTGAAGGTGGTGTCCGGATCATCGCAGACGTAAGCCATAACGTCGGTGATGCTGGTAGTGCCCGGGTAGTATTGACGGAACGTCTTGCCGAACGTCGGGTCGGTGTAGCTGCACCCGAGGAAAACACCGACCGGCGTAGCAGAGTCAGTACCGACATCCTTAGCGAGGGTCCCGGTGTTCGCCAGCTTCACAACGTCACCAAAGTAGATGGCAGTCGAGGAGTTGGTAGCAATCGGGATCAGACGCGTGGAACCGGCAAAAACCTGCCCGCCGATCAGCTTGATCGGAATCAGTCCATAAGGGCCTGAAACGGAGGGGTATGCCATCATAAGCTCCTAGCTTATTTGCCTTTGCCAAACGACGACGTGGATTTCCGCTCTCGGAAAAGCGGCATACGCGGGTCGTTCTCTTTCATAAAGTTATTATCCACAGACTCAATTTGGTCGCGAGTAAGACGTTCGTAATACTCACGGCGTTGGTCCATGAACGCATCCGGAATCTTGCAGAGCAAAAGACCAGCGACTTCGATATTGTCCTTAAAGCGGCTACTCGGGTCCACCATCATCCTGAACTGAGGCTGCTCTTCAATCCGAACCGGTTCCCAACCTTCTCGCAGCTTGGACGAGATATTGCGGGGGTCCGCCTGATTAAGAGTAGTAACCCGCACCCAACGGTACGAGTAACCCGGCTGCTTATCGGGCTCAGGAAGCGTAGCGGCAGGTTGCCATTGCTTCGGGCGCTCGCTAGTCGTGCGGGTCTCAAGTTCTCGGGCAAGTCTAGATTCAGCCATTATCAACGCTCCAGCTTCATAACTTCACGAGCATACTGCTCAGGAGTAACACCCATACGCTTCGCTAGGTCGATTTGAGACTGGCGAAGTTTTACCGTTTTGGCGGATGTACTTCTCGTCGCAGGAGCGACAACTGTGGAAGCCCTAGTACTCGCACGAGTCGATTTGGTCGGCTCGGTAGGCACTTCTTCGCCATCCCCATAGTATTCGGGGAAGCGACGGCGCATCGTTGTGTCGATGGCCTTCCAATATTCGTCGGTGCCAACATAGTTCGCACCGTTCTGCTTCGTGAGCTTCTGGTGAAGCCCAAGAGCACTGGCCGTCATCTCCTCGTCCACGCCCCACCACGTATTGCGCTCTTGCCACGCACGGGTTTTAGCGTCGAGTTGAGGAGCACTAGGCTGCTCTTGCGTATGTTCTACGCCTGTAGATTCTCCTTGTAAAGTGGGGCGGTACCCCTGCAACTGCTGTAGTCGGTAAGTAGCCGCAGCAAGGCTTTCCTGGGCCTCGATGATCTTATCCGAGTCCCCGGCCTCGTATGCTTCCTTATAAGCCTTCCGTGCGGCGTTAGCCTCAAGCTCCGCCGTGGACTTATAGCTGGAAACGAGCGACTGCTCCCCGTGGGACAGGGTGCTCTTAAGACGCTTATTCTCCTCAAGAAGCCGCTGGGTGAAGGAGACAGACTCCTGCTGCTCACGAGAAATACGTTCCTTCTCGCGGCGCTCGTCGTGCCACACCTTCTTCATCTGCTTGAGGCGGGTCTTAACCTTGTCGGAATACTCCTCAAGCTCGTCGGCTTCAAGTTCCTCGACAATCTCCTTGGGCATAGGTGCCCGGCCACGATCCTCTTCCGGAGTATCGTCTTCTACTTCGACAGCAAGAGGATTAGTGTCGTCCAACTCAACGTCAATATCTTCGTTGGCCGTAGCCATTTTGTGCCTCCTAGGCTCTGGAAATTCCGCGCGGGTCCTGAACAAGACCCTCAACGCAGTCGTCGTTGATGATCCTGAACTCTCGTCCGTGGATTTTTACTCGGGTGCCGGTATGGGGGCGCACAAGGATGAAGTCGCCTTCCTTGCACCAGGGTCCACTCGGGAACCGTTTCTCGTCCTTGTAGCAGTCGGGACCAAGCTTCAGCACGAACAGAACCGTAGTGAGCAGTTCCTCGTTGGAGATCGTCACGTCAGACTTGAGAATACCCCCGGTGGTCGCGTTCTCCACTTCGGGGAGGGCGCACAGGATACGGTACCCTGAGGGGTCCGGGAGTTGCTTGGCTTTTTGTTCCGGGGTCGTCGGTAGAATAGTGATGTTGCCTAGATCATCGGGGTTTGAGCCGACAGCCAGTTCAATCATTGTCCGTTTCCATCCTCTGCGCAGTTTCGATGATTAGATTATTAGCGATCAAGAGCCCACGGACGATACCGCAAGCATACTTGTAGTCTCCGAAGTCCTTAGCCTTACCAAGGGCAGTATCTTCGGCAATAATGCCCCTCTCCTCCTGTATCTTGTCTGAAAGATACTTTAGCAGGTCGTTACTCATTCACCTTCTCCGGGTTCTTCTTGGGGAACTTCTTGCTGGGCCTGGGCGTTTTGCGCCTGTAGCTCTTGTTGCGATAGATGGTTAACCACCGCCATACTCTTCTGGTGGTCCTGTTGAGCCGCCTCTCGGGCGACTTCGATCCCCATACGAAGCCCCTCCGCCTGCTGTTTGGCGGACAGGTTGGCCTTATCGGTGGCGATCTTGGCTCCCACCTGCATCCCAGCAACGCGCTCCTGCACGGCGAGGCGTTCCTTCTCGATCTCAAGCTGGTCAGCCTTGGCGGCGGAGTCGAGAGCAAGCTTCTGCTCCTTGATCTTCACTTCCTGCGCCTTGATCTGCAACTCTTGCTGTTGCATCTGGACGATGGGGTCCTGAGCGGTCTGTCGGGCTTGTTCCTGAGCCATCTTGGACTGGCTCTGTTGGAGAACTTTCTTGGCTGCGGCAGCGGCGAGCCTGGACACCTCAAGCTCAGTGTCCTCGTCCATCGGGGCGTCAGGAGCCGGGTACGGCACCCCTGCGGCTTCTTCGATCTTCTTACGGTACTCAAACGACAGGTGTTCCGCGATGTGAGACTGCATAGCCGCCATCATGGCCTGAGCATTGGGGTTCTGCCCCATAAGCTTAGCGATCTGCGGGTCCTGCATCGCGGACATGTGCACGGTAATGTGCGACTCGTGGTCTTGGTACAGGAACGCCTTGACCGGCTTACCGTTGATGACGGCCATGTTCTCCGACACTGGATCACGCGGCTTCTGGTCATCATCCATAGGCACAAGCTTAGAAGCGTTCTTAAGTCCCAGAACCTCAAGCATCTGCCGGTGCAGGTACGGAAGGTCGTAAAGCTGCGGCGCTCCCTGCGCCAGTTGCATAACAGCCTGATACTGCACAACCTTCTGCGCCATAGTGGCGGCGTTAGGGTCGCTTACCGGGATGACTTCCACGGAGTCATAGTCGGACTTCTTAGCCCGCGAGCCCCCCTCGGTGGGCTCGTAGTTGTACTCATCGGGCGTGTAGTCCCGAATAATGTCCTTCAGGAGCCTGAACTCCTGACGCATAGCGTAGTGGATGCGCGCCTGGACGGCGGACATGACCTTAAGAGTGCGCTCAAGGATAGCCAGAGTGGTGCCCACCGGGGCCTGAGCACTCATGTCGGACAGGTTAAGGTCAGCCGCACTGGCGAACCTGCGCCCCTCTTCCACGATGGTGTTCAGGAGGGTGTAGAGGACTTGGCTGGGCTCCTTGTAGGGGAGCGGCATAATATTGTCGCGCATGGTGCCGCTGGCGACATCAACGTCCCGCCATTCCGCAGGGGCGATAGGCGTGTCATCACCCTTGACGCGAAGCCCCTTGGTCTTAAAGCCGCCCGGCAGGTTAGATAGAGTGCCAGCATCGACCAACTGACGAATAATAGAAGTGCCAGACTTAGCAAAAGCACCGATAAGGTGAATGAGTCCAAAAGCGTAGAAGCCAAACCCCGGAATATACGAGTAGTGTACAAAGTGATTGCGCTTCTGTTTATTTTCGTCGTCCGGGTGCCAATTGCGACGGATCGCAAGTACTTCTTGTGTGCTTTTCTCAATTGTAACAACGTAGGGCAGGGCGATGCCGGTCGGCTTCTTTTTATCGTCCAAGTCTTCATAGCCGGGGAGGTCCACATCGACGTGCATCTCCAGAATCTTGTAGCGGTCGTCGGTCGTAGCGCGGAACCCCATGCGCTCCGCGATCTTCTTCTCTACTTCATCGAAGCTATCCGAAGGGTCTCCAAGGTCGATATCCCGGTAGAACCCAGCCGCCTGGAGCTTCTTTAGCTCGTTGGGGGTCTTGCGCATCACATGGGTGACGCGCTCGCAGGTTTGCAAGTTGGAAGCCCCGTAGGGCACAACCACGTCTTCAGCCGGGACAAACAGCGAGACCTGCCTACCCATAGAAGGATCATAATATACCTTCTTAAAGGCGTTACCGGCCAACCCAAGGCCCCAAAGCATCCGCTCCTGCTCGGGACGGTACTCCACCATCCGCTCAGTAAGTTGGTAGTTCATGTCTTCTTGGACGCGGGCAGCCGCATCCTTCTTCTCGGGGGTCTCCTTACCGAGGATTTGGGTCTTCACAGGACCAGCGGAGGGGAAAGTCTCCATCATGGTCTCGGCCTGGAACTTGACCAGGGCCTCGCTGAGCAGGGGGTGGTAGACGCCGCAAGCCCCAGGCCAAGGCTCCGAACGGTCCTCAATCTTCATCCCCAGAAGCTCAAGACCATCCACGTAGGTCTGTATCCAGTCCTTACGGGACGAAATATCGTCTTCGAAGTCGGCCAGAAGGTCCCCAACAAGCTCCGTCAGGTCCTTTTTGTCCATTTCTTCGGCTAGATTGAGGTTAAACTCCTCCTGAGCCTCCTCATCGAAGGCTTCGTCCATCTCATCGGCTTCATCCCGCTCATCGGGCGTGATCTCGATCTCAACCAGGGGATCGAAGTCGTCCTCAGGGTCCTGTAGACCAAGGGGGGCACGGTTGAGGGCTTTATCGATGGACATTAGTAGTACCCCTGAGCACGTTTGCTCCTAAAGGAAGGTAACACATCTGGTTCGTCTAGGTCAGTACGTAGATATCCACCCTTACGGAAGCGCATTACCGCCATTGATGTGCTGTCGCAGTTATGTACAAGAATACCATTGGCGTAGTAGCAATGTACATTCTCAACCGTCAGATTGAAGACGGGCTGCGAAGTAGGGGTGCACGGTTTTGCGCTTCCCGGTAACGTACCGGTGGTAGGTACCTCCGCAGTAAGTAGAGCAGAACTTCTTCCGGCTGTTTTTCTTGGTTGTGGGGCTCCCGCACCACGCACAGGGGGGTCCTGGCTCAGGAAGTTTTGTGTCCCTAGCGGCTCGGGCCGCAGCGAGGGAAGCGATACCGTGCTCCCGATGCCACAAACGACCGGCTTCAGACTTATGCCATGTAGCAGCGAGCGGGCGGATAGCCGCCAAATGTTCCAACTGTGCCTCAAAATTGGAATATACTTTTGGCATACGGCGGTGGACGCCCTTTGGAAGGCTTTCGAGGTTCGAAGGTTCAAAGTTGAACGGGTTGCGGTCGATGTGGTTGACTTCATACCCTGCCGGAACCAAAGCCCCAGCATGGTGCTCCCAAATAGCCACATGGAGCCCTTTAGCGCCTTTACGACCGCCGTTAGTGGTGCTTTGGGATAGGTAGTACCGGCGTTTACCGCCCATACGTCGGTAGATAACCCCATTAAACTCAATTGTTTCGGGTGCCGTAGCTTCATCATATCGCATGGTGTGAACCTCGATAGAGTATCTGTAATACATACTGTATCAAGGTTCTTCCACCCGGAGTCAAGGGTGTATACCGGGTGGTTCCCTGTCCCGGTCAACCCAAACCGAGTAACAACAGGGCGCACCCCTGTGCAGCCTGAGGACAAAACTCGCTGGACGCCTAGGGGGGTAATGACCTTATCCCCAGGCTGTATAGCCTCAATTGGTACTGGACCCTTTGGGGTAGCAATAAGTGTCCCTGCTACAAAACAGAAGTCATCGTGTTCCCCGGCAGGAAACTCAGCTACCTCGTTGATAACCTCATCGGCCCAGTGTGTATTTGGAGCCCACACCCGCCCGCTGGCGAAGACATCCGACACCGCATTAAGCCTGGATATCTTATCGTTACCCTTAGAGGGTGTAAATTCCTGCACAGGGATACCCATAGCACGAAGTTCGTAGATTAGAGGAGCCCCAGAAGCCTTCTTCTCGATAATAACCCCGTCAGGCTCCCACTCTTTATATTGATCAATCGCCACCTGCTTGAGCCTAGGGAACTCCATCCGCTCCCTAAAGGCGTTCAAAAGGATGATATTGGCCTGCATTTCGCCTGTGGCGTCCGGTTGGTAGAACACCCCCCAGGTGGTCAGCGCGGAAAAGTCGGACCTCTGGCTCTTCTCGAACGCCGTATCCCACGACATGAGGACAAATTCGCACTTAGGAGGCTTTTCTGACTCCCAAGTCTTCCACCACTCCCGCTTGATAATGGCGCTCGTCTCGGAAGTGGGCGATTGCTGGTACTGAGCCTGCCACTTGGAGTTAGGAAGCTCTTCTTTTAGGGCCGTAAGCTCCTCAAGGGACCAAAACTCAGGCCAAATGGGCGCTCCAGAGGGTAAAATAGCAGGAAGCTCGATTACTTCCCAATCCTCACCCCCACGTTGAGCAGCGGCTTTCAATACCTGTCCGGTAAGGTCTCGCTTTGACCATCTAGTTTGCACGATAATAATGGCAGCCCCAGGTTGCAGACGCTGCCTAGGCCCCGAAGTGTACCACTCATAGGTCTTATCGTAGATATCTGGGTTAGTCTCGGCTATAGCGGCCTCTTGCTCGGAGTGCGGGTCGTCAATAATGAGTAGGTCTGCGCCTTTACCAGTAACCGCGCCCCCGATCCCGATGGCAAAGTAGTCCCCACCCTTGGACGTGTTCCAGCGACCAGCAGCCTTGGAGTCCGCTTGCAGCCCCAATTCTGGGAAAATCCGGTGGTAAACCTCTGTATCTACAAGGTTTCTGACCTTACGACCAAAACCAACAGCCAATTCCGCTGTGTGGGAGATTTGGATGATCTTCTTATTAGGGAACTTCCCCAGAAACCACGCGGGAAGTAAATATGAAGCAAATTCGCTCTTGGTATTAAGTGTCGGGACCATACCTTCCCCAACAAGGAATAAGTGGTCCTCCCGAGCAACCTCAATACACACCGTATCGCCCGTGCGGTCGGTCTTGCGGAAGCGAACGAACCGTCCCGAAACCCCGTTAAACGTACGATCTGCCTTCCGAGGGAGCGTAGCGCACCCCTTCATGTAGAAGGATACTTTGTAGTGAACCCCGTAGTCTTTACCATTCAGGGTAACATTATTGGTTTGCAGACTATTCTTAACCCCCAGACTCCAAAGAAGCCGCCGAAACCCATCAACAACCCGCAGAGACTTCTGCGCGAAAAAACACTGGCCCTTCGCAGACACATTCCCGTCTGTGTCCATAAGCCCGCGAACGAGGTCTAACCGCTGCTGCTCGGAACCCAAAAAATAAGCCTCGGGAATGTGTTTGTCCCCAAGCACTCCAAGGTCGCGCAGCTTTACCTTCAACCCCAGGACGCCAAACGTCATGCGCGTCGTCTGGTCGGTAGTTGCGTACCCCCGTCGCGCAAACTCGGCTCTAACCTGCGGAGAATCTGCATCGTGCGAAGTAATTACGCCCTGCGCGCTCGTGCCGTCACCCAGCCACACACCCAAAACATAGGGGTCTATAGGTAGGATAACTTCGGGTAGTTGTACGGCGCAGGTGGGGGGTAGCTTGGCGGCGCGAGGATTAAGAGCACGCCCAGGAGCTATATGCACCCCTCTAGAGGATGGGTACAGCCTCGCGCCCTGGTCCCGCTGCCACAACTGGTCCGCCGTGTACTCCCTAAAAATTTTGGTCTTGCGCTCAAGGCACACAAGCCACCGGTGGTCCCCGTCGCAGGTTACGACCGCCCCGTCATCGGTTTCTACTTCGTATAGCTCGCGGTTTTTATGGGTTTCAGACTTACCAACAACCAAAGTAGGCAATCCGTCAGGGCCAAAAACGTAGTCCCCCGGCTGCACAGAACCCATAGTTTTCCATCCTGAAGTCGTCAGGATTTTCTCATCCACGCTTAGCGGGTGCCGAGGCGCGAGATTAATAATGAGTCTTTTACAGGTTCCGTTAGCAACACGCTCAAAGGCTTCCGCCATGATCTTGTGGTGCTTGCCCCCGATAAACGTAGGCCAAACTTCCTTGACGAAAGGTAGGAACCGAAGCTGCGCCTGTTTCTGCGCCTTTAGCTCCCCAAGCTTATCCAGTTCCGCAAGCAGCCGCTCGCGCTCACTAACCGACAAATACGGAAGGATCGAGGGGATATCTTCCAGGGAGACGCCATTGGGGTTGAAGGTCACAGGTCTTCTTCCAACAGGTCCCAAGCAGTTTGGGGGGGTTCGCGGTCTTCGAAGGGTCTGGCGATCCCAAACTCCTCGTCCAAGTCCATACTAATGGGGGTAACATCGATCACGTCCGCGTTGAGCAGGCGCTTGACCCGCTCCTTGATGGCTTCCTCAAGGGCTTCGGGCGTCTTGTAGTTAATAGTGATTTCCGACCGCTCGGTGAACAGCCCCACGTCGCTGTGCTTACCTAGAAGCTCCAGGGCCCGTAGCTCGTGCTTCGTATCGCCGCAGTTGGCAAGTTCTAGGAGTTTGGTCGTGATGGCATTGCGTATCTGGATCGCATCGAAGGCGACGTTCTGCCCATAGGTTCGCAAGAAGGCCGCCGCTGCGTAAGCCATGGCATGATTAGTGACCTCCCGGCTCTTTTCCTTACCCTGAAGCGCATCGTTGAAAAGCTTCTGGGTTTGGGCAGGGTCTAGCTGTTCGGTATCCAGGGGGGCCCCGAGGGCGTGTTGCAGTTCTGCGGTATTGGCGGCGACGGTTAATTCCTCAATAAGCGTAGAAGACCGCTCGTCGCTGTTATCGTAGGGAGGTGGGTATTCTCTAGTGGGCTCGATCCGGGTAACAGTCATCGGGGGTAAAATTCTCGGCTACGTGGTTTGTGACGGAGCGGGGAGTAGGTACGATTTTTGCTTACTATTCCTCTTCGGGAGGCGGTGGGAACCGCCCCGGCCCCTCAGCGTTCTGGCGCAGGGCTGGGCCTTCAGCGGGCTCAACCATGGCGCTATTCCTCAGGCACCCAAGTATCGGACGGAGGGATGTCTATCTGCGGTAGAGTGGCAAGAAGCGGCCACAAGCCAGCATATTCGGCATCATCCAGCAGCCGCAGGGGGAGGATGAACCCGCCTGCATAGGTTCCGCGCTGGAGTTCAATTGGGTCAACGGAATATCTGTTCGGCAGAGGGGTATTGATCGCCGCCGCAACTTGAGTCTGGTCCAACAGGAAGAACTTCATCAGATGGCTCCGATGGCGGTGAGGAACGCGTTGGTCAACGTGTAGAGGCTGGCGTGCTGCGAGGCGGTCAAGCTCTGCCCCACACCGGAGATAGCGATTTGGCGAGAGCTGTATCCGCCCGCTTGTCGGAGTACACCAAGCCTCCCGGATGAGACGCCCGTGGACGCTTGCGTCGTAGTCCCAAGCGCTACGCCGTCTTTGTAGGGGCTGAAATTCGCGGAGTTGTCCCGCGACCATGCGGACAGGCCGATAGACGTGGCGGACGGGAGAACCACGAGGTCGGCCGTCGTAGCGTTAGAGCGCACACCCATTGAGCCCGAGATACGGCTGTTCAGGCTCGTGCCCTGGCTGCCCACCCCGCCAATGTCACCAGCATTTGTACCGCCACTGACGTTGGTGAGGCAGTAGACGAACATTGTCGTATCATCCTGGCTCACAAGCGTTGAGAGGTTATTCGGGTAATCGAGGTGAGCGGTAACCCCGTCGCCCGTGAAGCCTTTGTACGCCGTGAAGGTCGGGGCATTGGTCTGCGTGAACACTTTGGTCGGGTTGGACGCGCTAACGCACCCGTTATAGGCCGTGTTAGTCGCGTGGACGGCAAAAACATCCAGCCGGGACCAGATACCCGCCGCCTTCAACCCCACGACCATTCTGTTGAGGGCGTTGATGTAGGTCTGCGACGGCGCACTGATATAAGCCGCGAGCAGGGCCTTAACTTCGGGGCAGAGCCGGTTCAGCAGGAGCAGTTGCTGCGCGGGGGTCATACGCTGAGGCCCTTACAGTTGCAAGGTGCAGAGGGCGCCCTTGCGGACGGTCGAAGCCGCAGGCGTGTAGGCCGTGGTCGTAATAAAGTAGCCAAACAAGGAGGTGGTGGTCAAAGTTATCTGGTCAATCGGCCCCATCGTCTGCACGAACAGGGTGCTGCCTAGGTCAGCGGGTGCGCCGAAGGAGTACAGGCCGAGGAAGACCGAACGGTCGCCGGATGGAAGGTCCCAGGCGGCGTTATCCTTGTAGGCGGAAGGCGGAGTGGCGGAGTAGAGGGCCAGTTGAATTGTGGTCATGCCGGAGGGCACGGCGCTGATGTCCATCTCGAACTTGAGCGCCGAGATCAGCACGTCCGTTCCGGCGATCCCCATGTTAGTAAACTCGACCACCGCGCTGGTGTTCGTATCAACCCCGATCACATCCATCGCACCGTAGGAGGTGGTATCGTTACCGTGGGTCTGGGTGACGGTAGAGGTGTGTCCAGAGGTGGTTGTGCTAGTGGGGGGAGCAGCGACGACGGGCACGGGGTTAGCACTAGATGCAGGAGTAGCCCCGTCAGCACCAAGCGGCGCGACAAGCACCGCGTATCCATCGGTACCGTCTGAATTAATCTGCGACTTAGCCGCCGTAGTGACCTTAACCCCTGCGTATTGCAGGTCCCCGTAGATTCTGTCGGTAGCCATTGGTGCATCCACCCATAAACAGAGAGCCTTACTTATGCATATACAAGTAAAAAATTGCAGGGGCAATGGGGGACCCCCAAGGGGGAAATATACAAAGTCAAATAAATATACCCGGGGAACCTTAGTGGGGGACCCCCAAGGGGGAAATATACAAAGTCAAATAAATATACCCGGGGAACCTTAGTGGGGGGTTTCGCTAAGTGGCGGGGGTGGGGTGGCTAGCTGGGGAAAAATAGGGGGTGGGGGGGTCTTCTGTCGTGCATAGAGCCTACCTAGCCCCACACAACTAATACTCTACGCACGGCAGAAGACCCTCCGCAGAGCAAAAAACGAGCCTCGCGGGGTAAAAACTGAAAATTGTGTGGGGTTTTGAGCGTATTAGTAAGGAGAGCGCGGGGGCGGAGTCCCTTCCTGGCCTTGGGGGGTGCCCCCCTAGTGGGGTCGCCATATTCCCTAATAAAAACAACGCCTTAGCCACCATGTAACGGTCCGTTACGCCTTGCGATTGACTACGGCGATGGATCGTGACCTTAATGTTGAACGGTCTTTGACATTGTAAAAAACACCTAACGAAGCGGACCGGGGCGGTCCCGCGTCGCCCGTCCTATGCGTTGTGCGTAGGGCGGACGTGACGGGATCGTCACCGGAGACTAAGACTATGACAAAGCGTACGAATAACGCCGCCTTCGTTCTGGTTGGCAAGGCGCAAGAAGAAGCGGCCAAGGCGGTTTCGGCTATCGCTTCCACCGAGCGCCAAGCGGATATCGCGGCGGGTGCGCCTGTCATGCAGGCGGACGTGGTTGACGCGCGTAACATGGCGATCAAGGGTGCGATAGACGGCGTCATGTCCTCCAAGGCATACGCCGCCGCGCGTGAGGCATACTACTCGCACCCTGATCGTCCGTGGTTCGGAACGAATGTCACATGGTACGATGTGACTTCGAAGGATACCGGCGCCTTGTCGGCCCTCTTGTGCAAGGCGGTCGCACAAGAGGATAAAGAATATAAGGAAGGCTTAGAGGCGGCGTTCAAGGTCGCTGGCAATCCCGACTATAAAGGCGCGAAAATGCGCGTCTCACGCGTAAAGCAGGACGGACGTGAGGCGGCGGCGGAAGCGGCGTTCCTCGCTACTAGGCAAGCGGCAGTTGACGCCGGTATGACGCCTCCCGAGCCGCCCAAACCGGAACCTAAGACGGTCCGGTCCTTTAAGGTCCGTGTCAGGGACGAGATTATCAAACTCTATAAGGCGGGACGGACGGCGCACGTCGCCGCTGGCGACGACGCGCTGGATGAACGCGAGGAGGAAATCTACGCCGCCCTTCAAGCGTTCATGATCACGATCAATATCGATCCCAGACTGGTGAAGTAACACCTCGGGCCCCGGCGAAAGTCGGGGCCCTTTTTTTGTCCCTGGTTGCGAACGCGACGCAAGTGCCCCCGCCGTCACGGCGAGGGGTCCGATGACAGTAACGCGGGGATGAAGGCACTAAGGATGAAAGCGCTTTCATCCAGCTACCCACCGCATGAAATGCACCTTATACCCCACCTAGTACCTCCCCCGATCCCCACCCTGTAACGACGTGTTACCGGGTCCGATGACAGTAACGCGGGGATGAAGGCACTAAACCCCGTAACGGCCGTTACTCGTCAACGACGCCCAGGCTAGCCACCCAGTCGGGATCGTACATATCGGGCTCGGGTTTGCCGGACCCGGTAACAAGGCCCTCATAGATCACGCGCTGCTTGGCTGGTTTAGGCGCGGGACGGAACTCGTCCACGCTGGCAGGCAGGGTCAGGACGGGCAGGGGGGGCTCGTCCTTGTAATGTATCCTGTCCTTGCTGGCTGTTAGAATTTCTATAAGCCACTGGAGGATGTGGTACTCGTGCCGGGCCCCTGCGGCTATCCTGTCCTGCACCATAAGATAAAGGTAGGTCAAATCCACGTCGCGCGGGTCGCGCACGGTAAGCCCTGGCTTACCGTCGAATAGGATTGGTGCATTAGGGTCGCCGGGTTTGGGGGCTATTGGAAGATCGTCCAGGCTAAGTCTGAAATCTCCCCGGGCATAGGCTTTGGTCAGCATCCGCAGGGCTGCGGGGACGGTAATTTCATTTGCGGTAGCGATACTATTCAGAACTTCCACCACTTGCGGGGAAACGAGCATCCGATTCTTTGTAACCACTGTTACCTCCTGAGGAACCACCTAGTAGCCACATGGTATCCCAGTTTCGGGCGCCGCACAAGCGGCTTAAAAAGTTACAGGAAGAATGAGTTGTGTACAGGGGGTTTTTGCGTGTACTGGATACCCTATTTGTGTTCCTCGGCTGGATATTGGGTGTCCCACAGACCCCCCCATTTGTGTCCCTCGACTTGCTCCCCGGTGTACACTCGTGGGACACAAAAAACCACGCTATTTTCTCACAATGTGAGAATTTCGACACTTTTTCAAGCTTTGTAATCTTTTCAGAATTCATTTGTAATGCTTTTTGGAGGCGAGCATTACGCGGGTTTTGCAGGGGCGAGGCTCGTAAGCACTGGAATGTTAAAGGTATTTTGTGTTTGACTCTGTATAATGTTATGTGTAATGCTTTTTTCGGATTTTAGTAAGGGATTTAGGGGCACGGCAGGTGGCAGGAGTGTCAAGAGAAATCCCAAATCCCCATAGTATATCTCTAAAAGACTATTACAATTAACATTACCCCCCCAAAACATCCTCTCCCCGAGGGGAACTGCCCATTCTGACTGTCCAATCGACCGTAATTTGCCCCTCCAAAAAGCATTACAATCATTACATTCCATTCTACCCGGGTAAAACTTTCAAATTCAGCCCTCCAATTTACATACGTGAATTGAATTTGGCCGTAACGGCGGTTACACCCTGCGGATGAATTGCACTTTGGATAGTTCCCTACCCGTCCAAATATGTTACACACCCCCTGCTGCGGCAGCACTGAAGGAAGTGCGCTGACTGTGGTGCCCCCCGTGTGCACACGGGCCAGACCGACGCACGAGATGGCTGCAATTGGCCAAAACAGGCGCGGATCAAATATCGGTTAACGGGGTAGTCGGTACTCAAGCCCGACCCGCAGCAACAACCAAATTCACCCCCGACATGCACAACCCCCTGTGCATGTCCTATTGACACTGTAAACAATCAGTGCTATACTACTCGAATGATTAAAAACGACCCCGGCGCGGACGCGCCCGACCTGCACGCTCGTGCAGGGCGTAACGGCTGTTACAGGAGAAACAAAATGACTGAGAAGCTGATCCGCGACGGCCAAGTGGCCGTGCTCATTTCCCCCGGCTACGGTGCGGGCTGGTCCACTTGGAATTACGAACCCGGCGTAACGAATATCCTGATGTTCGACAGGCGCATCGTGGAGGCCGTGGAAGCCAACAAGACGGATGAGGAGATCGTAACGCTCGTTACGTCGATCTTCGCCCCTGAGGACCCGCCCTACACGGGGGGCGTGAGCAACCTGCACATCGTCTGGGTGCCCCAAGGCACCGAGTTCGTCATCAATGAGTACGACGGCTCCGAGAGCATCAAGTACAAAGACCACGACCACTGGATCAAGGCATAAGAAGCAGGCGCGGAGCGCCTAAGGAGAAACCCATGAAGACCCTGCTCAAGAAGCTCCAGCGCAAGCTGCGCTACCGCCGCACCTGGGGCACCCCTGTGGGCCGCGACTGTGTAAGCCTCCACACATCCCTGTGCGCGTGGCTGGGAGCCCGCCTAGTGTTCCTTAGCGCCCATGCACATGGGCACCCGTACAGCCACTCCTACGAAGCCTGGGAAGAAGCCCTGCGCACCCACGGCCAAGCCCTGCTCGCTTGGTCAACCCACTTTGAAACGCGCGGAGACCGCCCCGGCGAAGAAGACGAGCTATACACCGAAGCCCAACGCGCGATGTATTGGGTAGCTGCCCACCTGGGCAACCTCTGGGACTAAGTGCACGGTGTAACCCCCGTTACACCCTGTTAGAAAAACTAAACGGAGAAAACCAAATGCGCTTGTTCTGGAACTTCATGGCGGCCGTGTTTCTAGGGTCGGTAGCCTTTACCCTCGCCTACGCCGCAGGGCGGCCTGTGTGGCTCGACATAACATTAACCCCCGATGCCACAGACTGCGGCGTGCTCACGGCCTCCGCCGTGTGGCTGCTCTTCTTTCACCGTTAGGAGAAAACCAAATGCGTACGCTCTTTGTGGATACGAAGCTGGGCTGGACCTTGGAAGAGATCGACCTGCACCCCACGCCCCTGCCTCACCGCACCGCCCCTGCCCCTCACAGGGCTCCTACGTGCACATCATGCGGTGGATACCTACAGAATAATAACAACAACCCCGACACCTGCTATTTCTGCGAGGAAGAGTAAGATGGATATCAAGAACGCCAAGGGCGTAACCCTCCTAACCTACCCAAGCGACACCCTTTGGTGCGCTGACCTCCTCTTCACTCAACTCCCCGGAGCGCAGCTAGCTGGGGTATTCCTCAAGGAAGCCGACCTTTGGGGAGCCGACCTTCGGGGAGCCAACCTTCGGGAAGCTGACCTTCGGGGAGCCTACCTTCGGGGAGCCAACCTTCGGGGAGCCTACCTTCGGGGAGCCGACCTTCGGGGAGCCAACCTTTGGGGAGCCGACCTTTGGGGAGCCGACCTTCGGGGAGCCGACCTTGGGGGAGCCGACCTTCGGGAAGCCAACCTTGAGGGAGCCGACCTTTGGGGAGCCGACCTTCGGGGAGCCGACCTTTGGGGGAGCCGACCTTCGGGAAGCCAACCTTGAGGGAGCCAACCTTGAGGGAGCCATAGGCGTTAACTTAGAAGGAAATATCCAATGACCGAAGACGAAGCCAAGACCAAGTGGTGTCCGGCGGCACGTTCGTCAGCCGATCAAGGTGATTACTCGGCCAATAGGCGCTCAGATGGAAAGGTAGATATCGGCTGTTTCTGCATCGCCTCCGACTGCATGGCGTGGCGCTGGCACCGGAGTTTCTCAGACGGACCCTTATCAACCGAACATGGCACCTGTGGCCTAGCGGGGAAACAATGAACGACGCACCGAACTACCGCAACGAGTACGCCCGGCTCAAGGCCGGGACCAACGCCAACACCCACCTGCCCATACTCCAGGGCGAGGTGGCCTGGATGGGGAACAAACATAATTACTGGGTAACGCCCGTTACGGTCGTCTGTCTCACCCTCATCGGGCTTATTGGCCTGGGGCTTTTAGTCGGCGGAAAGAACTAACCATGAGCGCAGCTACCAGAATCGTAGACGATATCCTATCCCGCAAGGGTCTGGGCAAAGCCTGGAAGGAATGGTGGGACCTGACTACACCCGCCACCCAAGAAGCCACGCTCGACGCCTGGATGAAGATCATAGGAGAAGAAAAACAAGAAGCTAAACCAACCCGCGACCGCTCCTACTACAGGATGCTAGAGAACGAGGAACTTATAGCTCTGGCGGATACCGAGCTATCCCTGGTGCTGGCGGAGCGGTTGGCGGACGCACTTACACAGACCCCTGTGTAACCCCTATTGACTCTGTAAAGGTTAGGTGGTATAATACTCGAATAATAAGAAGACGACCTAGCAAGAACTAAGAAACAAGAAAGCAAACAACCCCGTAACGACCGTTACGGCCTAAGCGGGTGCGGAGCACCCAAGGAGCAACGACTATGACTAACGCTACTCTCGATCTGGGTACGGAAGTGTCCCTCGCCCAAGCGGCTAAGCTTATTGTGTCCTGCCCTAATATCCGCGTCATGCTTGAGGGCGAGATGGGCATTGGTAAGACGGCCCTGCGTGACACCATTGCCGAGATGGTCCCCCATGCGATCTGCCCGCCGCCTATCGATGCGCCTAACATGAACCTGGGCGACGACGCCATGCCGGTCGTTGACCGGGAACAGATGGTTACACGCTACGCACCCAACTCGCGCTTCCGCATCCAAGAGGCCATCCGCGAGAACCGCCCGGTGCTCCTTATGATTGACGAGCTTTCCAAGGCGTCCGCCCCCGTGCGCAACGCGCTGCACTCCCTGTTTGAGAACCGCCCACGCCTGGGCGACCTATATCTTCCGGAAGGGAGCATGATCTGCGCCACGGGCAACACCTCCGCCGAGGGGTTGGGAGATACTCTACAAGCTCACACTCTCAACCGGATGACGCGGCTCAAAATCAGAAAGCCCACCGCCGAGGAGTGGCTGGCCTGGGCGCGTGGAAAAATTCACCCGGCTCTGTGCGCCTGGGTCGATCAAAACCCTGAGTGTATGGCTTCGTACAAGGACGAGGGACAGGCGGACAATCCGTATATCAACAACCCTCGCAAGGTCATGGCCGGGGCTTTCGTCACGGGTCGCTCGCTTGAGCGTGCGTCTCACGTCCTGTGGGGTAGAGATCAGATTTTCGCGGACGACAGCCAGTTGCTCATTGCGTCCCTGGCGGGCACCGTGGGCGAGAGTGCGGCCCGTGGGATCGAGGCTTTCATTCAGTACAGCGACCAGCTTCCCTCCTGGGAGGCGATCATCTCCGACCCCAAGCGTACCCAAGTGCCTGTCGATCCCGGTGCGTGCGCGGTGCTCGTCTACGGTGCTCCGTTCAAAGTGACTAAGGATACCATGACGCCCTTCATGGAGTACGTGCAGCGTCTCGATCCGCAATGGCAGGCGGTGTTCTGCATTAGCATGGCGAAGGACCGGGTTAAGCAGTCTATCGCCTTTGGTTGCAAAGCGTTCGCAAACTGGGTCTCAAAAAACGAAGATATTCTGTAGGGTTACTCAAGAGGTAACGGAGGTTACTAGATGGCGAAAGTAAAGGATAAGCGTCGAGTCCTCTCTGTTACTAGAATTTCGGAGACGTTAGAAGATGGTCTTAGCCAATTCAAAGTTCATACTACTGCAGACATGCCGCGTAGATGGCTTAGTTTCATCGTAGTAGACGAGCTAGACGCCTACAAGAAAGCAATGGCGGTGATAAATGGAGCACGAAACAAAGATATTGGGGGTTAGACCAATATACCGCACACGAAGAGAGGCAAACGGTACCGAGGATTTTGTATTCGCTTGCTACCACGACCACCCACTAAGCTCTAACCCAAGGTACGTTACTGCCAAGGACGAACTAGACGCTTACCGTATAGCCCTTAAGATGTTCAAACAGGAGACAGACGATGGATATCGTGGAACCCAAGGACAAGGAAGACCGGCGCGTTAAGGCCGCCAAGATTGCGCTCATGCGTAATCCGCAGTTCTGTCGGTGGTCAGGCATCATGATGCTTGGTCGGACTATCATCACGGACGAGATACCCACCGCCGCCACTAACGGGCGTGACGAGTGGTACGGGCGTGAGTTTATCAAGCTCCTCGATGACAAGGGGCTTCGGTTCGTCATCCTGCACGAGAACTCGCACAAGATTTACCGTGACCTGACGATCTGGGAGAAGCTCTACAAGGAAGACCCCAAGCTCGCTAACATGGCTTGCGACTATGTAGATAACCTTAAGTTACACGATCTCGACCCCAACGAGACGTTCATCGCCATGCCCCGTATTGACGGCAAGCCTGTGGGTCTGTTGGACGAGCGGTTCCGTGGGATGCACGCCAAGCAGGTGTTCGATATCCTGAAGGAAGAACAAGAGGGAGAAAGTGGCGGAGGCACCGGCGAAGGACAACCCGGCGGCGGGGAAGGGGGTATGGACCACCACGACTGGGAAGGAGCGCAAGGGTTGACGCCCGAGGAGAAGCAGACCCTCGCCAAGGATATCGACCGGGCTATCCGCCAGGGCCAAGCCCTGCACAACAAGATGGCTGGCAAGGGTGCGGGCAATAGCGACCGGGGGTTCGGTGAGCTTCTGGAGCCCAAGGTTGACTGGAAGGAGCAGCTAAGGGAATTTGCACAATCGTCTGTTACTGCACAAGACGAGGCTACCTGGGCCAAGCCCAACCGACGCCACCTGTGGGACGACGTGTATCTCCCGACGCTGATCGGGAACCGCGTGAGGGAAGTGGTTATCGGTGTGGATACCTCCGGGTCTATCGGTGGTCCGGACCTTAACGCCTTCTTGTCCGAAGCGCAGGGGGTGTGCCGACTGGTGAAGCCGGAGCTTCTGCACCTGATCTACTGGGACACTCAGGTCGCAGGGCATGAAACCTATACGGAAGCTACGCTCGAAAGCCTCGCCTCTTCCACCAAGCCTCGCGGTGGAGGGGGTACCGACCCGACGTGCATGATGGCGTACATGAAGGAGAAGCGCATCAAGCCTGAGTGCATCATCATGCTCACTGACGGGTACATCGGCAACTGGGGCTCCGAGTGGGGCGTGCCTATTCTGTGGGTTATCGTAGATAATCCCAAGACCACGGCTCCCGTCGGTAAGACCATTCACATGGAGAAGTCGTAGTGGACACCAACGGAAAAGAGTTCTCCCGTACAGAAGTGCGGTTCGCTACGCGCAAGGTGGAGGCTGCCTTGCGGGAGATCACGGACGCTCGGCGGAGGTTGCGCGACCATGCTGGAGACAACGACGCAAGGGAGCTTTACGTCTCCCTTAACATCCTGCGCGAGCAGGTTATGGACTGGATGGACAAGGCTATCCGCATACGTGACCGGGCTTTGGACAAAGCAAGAGGAGAATAACGTGAAGGCTATTATTACCCTTGGCTACACGGACTATGTAATCGAAGTCGAAGACGCGTTTCGTATCGCGGATATCATGGGTAAAGCGGAGTTGTATAAAGCTGACTGGTCTTCCGAAGGTACCGCGCATTACATTTATCCTTACGCGGAGCGTGACGAGAACCACACTTGGGGGCTTCCGGTGGAGACTATTAAGCTCATCTCAGACGAGCAGTACCGTCTGGCTAAGCTGGCGGGCAAGCCGCCGAAGAAGTAAGCGAAGAAGTAAGCGAAGAAGTAAGCGAAGAAGTAACGGACGTTACACGGGGCGGAGCCCCACAAACAAGGAGCAACAAGCTATGTCTATCAATTCGTCGTCGGTTCTGGTTGAGATGAACCATTCGGTGTGGACTGCCGCCAAGCTGGATCGCGAGGCCACCACACAAGTCACCAACAACGCTAACGCCCTGCGGGCTGCGGCGCGGGTCAACAAGAACCTCCTGCCGGGGGTGCCCACCCTCAAGGCTATCAACGGGCACGCTGCGGCCAACCGCATGTGGCACTACTCGCGGACCCTCCCGTGGTCCGACCAGGGCGCTCGTCTCCTGCCAACGAGTCTGTTCATGGACTATAAGAGCGAGGTTAATCTCCGTAGGAACGCCTTCAACCAACTGGTGTCCGAGTTCCTTCAGGAATACCCGGTGCTTGTGCAGCGTGCAGCGGCGGACCTGGGTACGCTGTTCGATCTCAGCGACTACCCCTCTGTGGACGAGGTGCGGAGCAAGTTCGCCTTCCAAGTGGTGTTCTCTCCGCTCCCCGATGCGGGGGACTTCCGGCTCGATGTGGGCGCGCACGATATCGAGGAACTTAAGGAGCAGTACGAGAGTGCGTTCGCTAACCGTCTGTCCGACGCCATGCGTGCGCCGTGGGAGAACCTGCATAAGCTCATCTCCGGTATGTCGGACAAGCTGGTCGATCTGGAGGGCGACGAGAAGAAGCGGTACCACGAGACGTTTATCACTAATGCTCAGGGTATGTGCCAGATGCTCACGCACCTGAACGTGACGGGCGACCCTACGCTGGAGCAGGCCCGCAAGGAGCTTGAGAAGGTTATCGCGGGTGTGGATATTGATGATATCCGCGAGAGCGCCCCGATGCGTGCCGAGGTCAAGGGCAAGCTCGACACCATGCTCAAGACTTACGAGTGGTAGGAGCAAACATTATGGACTACACACCGCCGATGTTCGAACGGGATAAGTTCGACTACACACCTTTGTACTCGGATAACCCTAATATCCTCATACGCATAGCTAAGGGAGCTAACCTTGGGGGCTTTCCTGGGGCTCTTCACCCCGTACTCTCTACCCTATCTCGCCGCCATAAGGACTGGACGTTCATAGGTCACTCCCAGCATAACTCCTGCAAGGTCTGGGTCTATGCGGACGGCGAGGGGCTGGGTTGGTTCCTCGCGTACGGGAGCAACCTAGAGATAAGCATCGACAGTCAGGAGCTTTCGAACAAGCGGTTCCGCGGCCAGTGTAACCGCACCAAGGACCCCAAGAAAGCTATCAAACTTATCGAGGAGAACTTCAAACCCCTGAGCAATGAAGCGGTACTACGTGGACACTTCGGCAAAGGACAAGAGCAGGTTAGTGGTCTTTTCTACACCGCGCAGCGAAAAGTTGCCTCTATACTCAATGGTAGTGTATCGGGGCGGGACGTAAACCGTGCGTGCCTAGACTACGCCGTAAAGGGTATTACCACTTCGTTTCCGGAGTACCTCAACAGGCTTGGCTTTCCTGCGGACACTTTTAGTAACCTTGTCTCTGCGCGTGAGAACTTAGATTTTATAATCGCCTTTAGTGAGAAAAGTAAACAAACACCAAGTGTCCTTGTGGTTAACAAGGGGCACGATAAGTACCTCATGGCGCCCATGAAAAGCCTGGAGGACCACATTACAGGACCCCTGCCTGAAGCATACAAACAGGCCGTAGGCTTTCTCAAGCTGAGCGAAGTGGGCGTACCTCTGATGGAGTACGGTATGCGTATTAGCGAGACTTCGTTTCTTATATGGGAATCCTCCAATGAAGAAAGCTAGATACTACAAAACCCGCATAGAGCGGGCCGAGCGCGCAGCGCGACTCCCTAAGGAAGCTCAGGCTTACTATCATTCCCGACCGGACGCGCACCTGCTTAAGAGGGATATCCTCGTGGCGTTCGCGGAGCGCCGGTTGGTGCTTGTTAGCTAATCCGTAACCCCTGTTACCCCCCGCGCAGAAAAAATGCGTGGGGGGTTTTCTTTCCTTCATTGGACAGTGTATGATGCGCCCATGACCCCAGAAGCAAAAGTCAAAGCCAAGGTCGTGAGCATCCTCAAGGCCGCTGGAGCCTACTATTTCTTCCCTGCTACGCACGGCTATGGCCGTAGCGGTGTGCCTGACATTGTGGCCTGTCTGGAGGGTAAGTTTTTCGGTATCGAGTGCAAGGCTGGTAAGGGCAAGCCCACCGCGCTTCAGGCGCGGGAGCTAGAGGCGATCCACCAAGCGGGAGGCGTAGCCTTGGTCATTAACGAAACGAACATGGACGAGTTGCAAGAGGCGCTACGATGAACAAGGGTATCGAGATTATCCTGGCTCGCATGGACAGCCACCCCGAGGAGTTCACTGGGTATTGGGGTAAGAGCCACCTAGCGAGGCAGAAGTGGGATTGGCTTTACTATGATCTCATTACTGACGAAAATGGCCGTGCCTGTTGTTTCACTCCCGAAGAACTAAAAATCCTCCGAGAAAAGTACTACTCCCTCCAAGGCGAAAGCTTCACTCGGTGCGTCATGAGCACGCTCATGCCTGTGGAGGAAGAGGAGGAGTTTAGTAACACTATGAATGTCGCGGTTCCATATGGCACGTGTGCGGGTCATAGTTTGGTTACTGGTACGGCTGTGCAGGGGTATCCCACCACTTTAACTCCATACAACCAAGCCCAAGCCCAAGCCCAAGCCCAAGCCCAAGCCCAAGCCCAAGCCCAAGCCCAAGCCCAAGCCCAAGCCCAAGCCTTGCAAAACCAAACCCAAGCTAACCTAGAAGCTATATAACCACAAAAAACTTACCTCCGCTCCTCAACAAACCGTCTCTCCTCCCCCAGGAGTATTCCAGTCCCTCCAAAAGAAGCTTGGGTTATGAAGGTAATTGTTTGCGATTTCGAATCCTTCTACTCCAAGGAGTATTCCCTCTCCAAGATAACCCAGGAAGCTTATATCCGCTCGTCTGAGTTTGAGGTTATCGGTGTCTCCGTAAAGGTGGATGACGGGCCGACCGAGTGGTTCAGCGGGACACACGAGGAGACCAAAGCTTTCCTTGATCGGTTCCCCTTTGAAAGTTCTGCTGTTGTTGCGCACAACGCTGCGTTTGACGTGGCGATCCTGGGGTGGCATTTTGGGATCAAGCCTAAGCGGATAGTCGATACCTTGAGTATGGCGCGGGCGCTGGGTCAGCCGAGCGTGAGCTTGGCGAACCTAGTCAAAGCCTATGGGTTGGGCGAGAAGGGTACCGAGGTTGTCGCCGCGCTGGGCAAGCGCCGGGCGGACTTCACCGAGGAAGAACTAGCCGCCTACGGGGCGTACTGCTGCAACGACACCGAGTTAACTTACGCGCTCTTCAATGTTTTGGTAGCTGGCTTCCCCCTGGAAGAGCTAAAGCTGATCGACCTTACGATCCGCATGTTCACCGAGCCTAAGCTGGAGTTGGATGCGTATCTGTTGCAAGACTACCTTGGGGACATAGAAATCGCAAAACTCTCGTGGCTATCAGCCGTGAAGTGCGAGCGCGAAGACCTCATGAGCAACCCCCGGTTTGCTCAGGAACTGCGGAACATGGGGGTCGAGCCCCCTATGAAGGTAAGCCCTACCACGGGCAAGGAGACCTACGCTTTCTCCAAGACCGACGAAGCCTTCATGGCTCTCTTAGAACACGAGCATCTAGGAGTGCAGACCCTCATGGCCGCCCGCCTGGGCACGAAATCGACTATCGAAGAGACCCGCACGAAGCGCCTTATTGATATCGCGGCTAGGGGTACGCTCCCTATCCCCCTCACTTATTATGGGGCGCACACGGGGCGTTGGTCTGGTGCTGGAGGGTCGGTGAATATGCAGAACCTCCCTCGCAACGGAGCTATTAAGAAGGCTATCAAGGCCCCTAAAGGCCAAGTCCTACTGGGCGGCGACTCCTCACAAATTGAGGCTAGAACCCTGGCTTGGCTCGCGGAGCAGGATGATCTGGTCGAAGCCTTCGACCGGGGCGAAGATGTTTATAAGCAAATGGCGTCTAAGATTTACAACAAAGACGAGAAAGACATAGATAAGATCGAACGCTTTGTAGGCAAAACAGTAATTCTAGGATGCGGCTACGGCACCGGCTGGGCTAAGCTCCAAGCTACACTTAAAACTTCTAAACCTTCGGTTACTCTTACCGAAGACGAAGCCCGGGATACTATTAGCACTTACCGTACTTCTTATTCTGCTATCCCTGAGCTTTGGGAGAGCGCCAAGGGTGTGTTCGCTGCGATCATAGGAGACCAGAGCTACTCCTTCGGGCGTAACGGGCTGTTACAGGTAGACGGGCAAGAGGGTATCCGGCTCCCTAATGGGATGTACCTGAGGTACCCGAACCTGCGGTGGCAAGAAAACCCTGACACAATGAAGATGGAATACGTCTACGACACCAAGAAGGGTCGGAGCACGATCACGACGCGGATATACGCGAGTAAAGTTATCGAGAACGTCTGTCAGGCCCTAGCTCGCATCATCATCGGTGAGCAGATGCTCAGGGTGAACCGCAAGTACCCCGTGGTTATGACCGTGCACGATAGCATCGTGGCGCTGGTGCCGGAAGGAGAAGCTGAGCTAGCCAAGGAATATATGGAGATGGCTATGCGCATCCGTCCGGACTGGGCGCTGGAGTTACCGCTTAACTGCGAGGTGGGCTACGGCCCGACCTACTACGATTGTAAATAACCAAAAAGGATACAACGTGGAATACACGTACACAAAAGATTGGTTCCATTGGGCACCCGATATTTTCTCCAAGCTACTCCCCGGGCTACCTGCACGTAAGCGGTTCCTAGAAATAGGGTCCTTCGAAGGGCGCAGCGCCGTATGGATCGCTGAGAACATGCTTGAGGACGGAGGCATCCTCAGTGCGGTCGATACGTGGACTGGCGGGGAGGAGCATGAGGGCGGGGAGCTAGAAGGAGCGGAAGCCCGGTTCGATGCGAACATGGCTCTTCTAAAGGAGAGATACCCTAAACGTATCATCTCCAAGATGAAGATGAACTCGGTGTCTGCGCTTAACCTTCTGTACGAAACCCCGCAGTTCGATTTCATCTACGTGGATGGGTCGCATATCGCCAAGGACGTGCTTACCGATGCGTGCATGGCTTGGCCCTGCCTGAAGGCCGGGGGAGTTATGGTGTTCGATGATTACCTGTGGGGAGGCCCAAGAGACATCCTTCATCGCCCTAAACTGGCTATCGACGCTTTCCTTAACATCTTCGCGGAAGAGCTAGGCATCCTGCATACGGGGTACCAACTAGCCGTGCAAAAGAACGGAGCCAAGTAGTGCAACGCGTGAGTGATGACCGTCTAGGTACGATCCGCCTGAAGCTTCAGTTCGCGGGCAAGAGCAACAAAGAAGCGACGTGGATAGAGGTCGCAGACGCAGGTAAAGTTGTCTGTAGCGTAGCGGAGCTTAACTCCCTGATTGCGGAGATTATTCGACGCAGAAACCCGCCAGCTAAACCTAATGCTGGTGCCTACCCGCTGGGGCATGTCTCCAAGGCGCTCATTGCTCTTGAGGTGGGTGATACTATCACTTTGCCGCCGACCACATCTGGGGCGCTGACGAGCGCGCGAAATACCGCAAAAAAACACTTGCAAGCCCCCCAGGCTACGTGGCACAGTCAAACTCTGGACACGGGCAACGTGCTGGTGACACGGGTACCAGACGGAACGCCCTACCCTGGTAAGGAACACAACAACGAGGTGGCGAACCACCTGAGTACGATGCGAGTAGGGCAGTCGAGAGTTATTACCGGGTGCCCTCACAGGATACCCAATGCAGCTAAGGTGCACGCAAGACGCCTACTGGGTATTCCCTCGGCCAACTGGAGTTACGTTAAACTAATAAACGGTTCGCTACGATGCACGCGGACTAGTTAGGAGCAACTAATGTTCAATCCAAGAAAGCAATTTCTCTTCCTTCTCGTGGCTGCCGTAGTGGGGTTGTCCCTAGGCTTCTACCTGAGCCGCCCCGCGCCGTTGGTAGTTCGTGAGTTTGGTGCAGTCCATAGAGGTGTGAGATGACCAACCATCCCGAGATCACCGAATACGACCGCGCTGAAGAAGAGATCGAACGACTGACTAAGGAGCGGGATAATGCGCGGGAGTGGGGTGTAACCCAAATCGAACGCCTCACTAAAGCTCTGCACTACGAGGAAAACAGACTAAACCGTATCGGAACTCATGGGGAAACATGTTTTTCTTGGGGGCCGCAGCACTACGAGTGCGCCATGCGTGAGATCGAGCGGCAACGTCAGGTCATTGAGACTTGGCGTGAGGGTTACATCGAGCAGACGGGGACGGACGAATGATCTACCACCCCACCTATATCGAAGTGAAAGCCGTGCGCCTAATAGGGGGTAAGACCCTTGAGGCGGTTAAGAACCTAGAGGACGCCCTCGCGAAGTGCACGGTGGCGGACCCGGACCTGCTGAACAAGATTTTCACATCTCAAAGGAAGCTCTACCGCGAGGCGGTGAAGGCTGCACGAAAGGCGGGCTGGACCCTTGAACGATGAAGTTAAGGTAGCTGTAAGAGACCCTAAAGCACGCCCTTCTATTATGATTGCTACGCCTATGTACGGGGGCATGTGCACTGGGCTGTACGTCCAAGGACTGCTGGGCACTGTTGCTAAGATGCGTGAGCTAGGCGTCCCCGTGTTTTGGGCGCAGATCATGAACGAAAGTCTGATAACTAGGGCTCGTAACTCACTCGTTAGGCTCTTCTTAGAGAAAAACCTAGACTACCTTATGTTCATCGATGCGGACATCTCTTTTGGTCCGATGGACGTAGCGCAGCTTCTAGCAGCCGACCGAGATATAGCGTGTGGGATTTACCCTAAGAAGGAAATCGACTGGGCTAAGGTCGAGGCCGCCGCAGGGCAAGGTAAGACAGGGCTCAAGGACTACGGCGGAGCGTTCGTTTTCAATATGATCGGCACTGAGCACGCTGAGACTGACCCCGAGGGTATGGTTGAAGTGCGCCACGGCGGCACGGGCTTCATGCTAATCAAGCGCAGTGTTTTTGAGACGCTGGCTGACAAAGTGCCCTCATATAGGACCACCACGTTCACCGACGACGAAGGAAACTTTGTCCAACCCTTGACACAGGAGTTCTTTGCGACGAGTATCGATGAAACGGGCGCACTGCTCTCGGAGGATTATCACTTCTGCGAGTTATGGCGCAAACACGGTGGCAAGGTCTACGCCAACCCGTTCATAAAGTTAGACCACGTTGGTACCCATATTTACACCGGAGATATCGTGAAGTCCGGTGGCAATCTCAAATGAGGATGGAGCAAATGAGTGAAACTAAGACTATCCGAGCCCTAGTCGAAGACCACCTGCGCGCAGACCCGAACCTTACCTACAAGCAAGCGTTCGAACTTTACGGCGTTGGCAATGGTAACTTCTATGAGTACCGCCGACAGCTTTTCAATAAGCCGACTAAGAAGAAGACGAAGCCCTTCGTGGCGAAGCCGGTGGATTTCGAGGCTATTCTGCCCGAGATGGGTAAGGGGCGCGGGACCACGCTTCAAGATAATTACCTCCCTCCCAAAGCAGAGCCGAAGCCTGTCAAGGCTATCCTCCAAGATCGCCAGAAGACCTACGGCGACTTTAAGGACGTGGCTAACACCACCCATAATATTATGAACACGCTCGCTTCCGCGAGGATGACTACGGGGGACTTGGGGTCTGTTGTGCAGCTAGAAGCCTTGCATATGATCAGTTCCAAGCTGGCGCGGATCGTTAACGGAGACCCGAGCTTTGTGGATAGCTGGCGGGATATCGCCGGGTATGCTACACTGGTCGTTGATCATTTGGAGGCGAAATAATGTGGCCCTGGTCCACCATCCACCACCTCAACCACGCCCTAACCGTTGTGTCCAAGGATCGGAACGGGCTTGAGGAGTCTGTTATTTTCCTGAGCAAGCAGAACCGGGAGTACCAAGCCCAGGTCGAGACTTTGAAGGAAGAAGTCCGTATCCTAGAAGCCCGGCTGGCGCACAAGGCCAAGCCAAAAGCCAAACCCAAGCCGGAGTAACAATGGTTACGTGGTCCTACAGCAGCATCAAGACGTTCGATCAGTGCCCTAAGAAGTACTACCACCTTAAGATCGCTCGCGACGTTAAGGACCAAGGTAGCGAAGCTTCTATATATGGGCAGGATGTGCACAAGGCTGCCGAAGACCACGTAAAGTCCGATGTGCCTATCCCCGCTAAGTACCGATACATGGAGCCTATCCTGGCTTCGCTTAAGCGGCTTGACGGGGAGAAGCACTGCGAGTTGAAGCTCGCGTTGCGCAAGGTAGATGGTGGCTACGAGCCTTGCGGCTTCTTTGATAATGGCGTGTGGTGGCGGGGTATCGCTGATCTGGTTGTGATCAACGGCCCCAAAGCCCGTTTGGTGGACTACAAGACGGGTAAGAACGCCCGGTATGCAGACCCTAAGCAGCTAGACCTTCTGGCGGGTGCTATCTTCGTGCATTTCCCTGAGGTGGAGGAAGTCAAGTCCGCCCTGGCCTACGTCGTCAGCGGCGACCTCATAACCAAAGAACATAACTGTACGGATCGGGACACTTACCTGAGCGTGTTCGACGCGGAGCTTGAGCGCCTTGAGGCGGCTGAGCAGTCGGGTGTGTTCAATCCTATAAGTGGCCCTTTATGCGGGTGGTGTCCCGTGACAGAATGTCCGCATCATAAGCCTAGGAGGTGGTGATGCCCTACAAGGACAAGTCTGACCGGAACTACCGCCGCGAGTACGATACGTACCAAGGCACTGAGGAGCAGAAGAAAAACCGCGCCGAGCGCAACGCCGCGCGGGCCAAGCTCGCTAAGGCTGGTCGTGTGCACAAGGGTGACGGCAAGGACGTGGACCACGCCAAGCCCCTGTCCAAGGGGGGCAGCAACGCACCGGGCAACCTGCGCGTGAAGACGGCTCACGCTAATCGGTCATTCAAGCGGAATAAAGATCACTCGATAAAATAACCGGGGGGTAGGGTGATGGATAAAGAAGTAACTGTAGACGACATATTAGATAAGGAGAAATTTGCAAAGCTGTACGAAGAATTTCTCTTTACCCGGAAAGAAGGCGATCCCTTGCCCCGATGGGTAGTTGCAGGACTTATTTACCCTGGGCTTGATGTGCTGTTTTTGAGTAAAAAAATTAATACCTGAAAACACCGGAGCCCCCTCCATGAGTATCCTTACTGACTACCGGTGGACGGGTAAGCTCAAGCCCTTCACCCACCAAGAGGCGACGGCTGAGTTTCTGTCTTCTCGCAAGAAGGCTTTCTGTTTCTCCGAGGCGGGCACCGGCAAGACAGCCGCCGTTATCTGGGCTGCGGACTACCTTATGAACCTGGGTAAGGTTCGGCGCGTGCTGGTTGTATGCCCCCTATCCATCATGAAGTCCGCTTGGCAACAAGACCTGTTCAAGTTCGCCATGCACCGTAGTGTAGCCGTTGCGTACGGTAGCGCACCTGTCCGGAAGAAGGTCGTCAACTCCAAGGCGGAGTTTGTGATTATTAACTTCGATGGGCTCGCTTCCGTCATGAACGAAGTCATGGCCGGGGGGTTCGACCTTATCGTCGTGGACGAGGCTAATTTCGTGAAGAACCCCGCGACCCAGCGGTGGAAGGTGCTCAACAAGGTCGCTGCAACTGCTAAGGGTATGTGGATGCTCACGGGTACGCCCGCCGCGCAGTCCCCCCTCGACGCTTATGGGTTGGCTAAACTTATCAACCCGGCGGGCACTCCCAAGTACTACGGCCAGTTCCGCGATATGGTGATGTACCGCATTACCCAGTTTAAGTGGGCTCCTAAGCCGCACGCCGAGGCTCTCGTGCATCAGATGTTGCAACCGGCGATCCGGTTTGAGCGGTCGCAGTGCCTTGACCTACCAGACGTGACCTACGTGGACCGGGATGCGCCGCTGACCCCGCAACAAGCTTCCTACTACAAGAAGCTAAAACTCCAGATGACGTTCGAAGCCGGGGGCGACGCAGTTACGGCGATCAATGCGGCGACCAACTTGAACAAGCTCCTGCAAATTTCCGGTGGGGCGGTGTACGCCGATGATGGCAGCACCCTAGAGTTCGATGTGAGCAACCGGCTTAATGTCGTCCGTGAGGTTATCGAAGAAGCCTCCCACAAGGTTCTTATCTTCGTCCCCTTCACCCACACGATAACGCTTCTACGGGAGCATTTGGAGAAGCACAATATTAGCTGTGCGGTTATCAACGGGCCGGTGTCGGTCAACAAGCGCAACGAGATCATTCAGGATTTCCAAACGAAGGTCGAGCCTCGTGTGCTGATTATCCAGCCTCAAGCGGCTTCCCACGGGCTGACCCTGACGGCTGCGGACACGGTGATCTGGTACGCGCCGGTTACAAGTGTGGAGACTTATCTCCAGGCTAATGCGCGCATTAACCGCCCTGGGCAGAAAAATTCCATGTGTGTGGTGCATATCCAAGGTAGCGATGTCGAGCGTCGCCTCTACACCATGCTTAGGAATAACATCACGAACCACGAAAAGATCGTGGACCTGTACCGCCAAGAGATCGAAGAAGCTGCTTGACATTGTAAAAATACCCCTCATAATGGGGGTATAAAAAGGAGCAACCGATGCCTACCGATACACCCCTTGACGTGCTCGTGGCAGAGTACATAGTCCTGCGGGATACCATCTCGGAGCGGGAAGCCGCGCACAAAGCCGAGATCGCTGAACTAAAGGAACAACAAGACGCCATAAGCACCGCGCTGCTAGATGTATGTAACGAGCAGCACGCCGACAGCATTAAGACCGCTGCTGGCACCGTCTCCCGGAGAGTTACCTCCCGCTATTGGACTAACGACTGGGAGGCTATGTATGCGTTCATCAGTGAGCACGAGGCTCCGTTCCTTCTGGAGCGCCGGATCAGCAACACTATGATGCGCCAATTTCTTGAGGATAACCCGGATGAAGTCCCTATGGGCCTTCAAGCCGAAAACAAGTTCACCATCCAAATCCGCCGTCCTACGGCACGCTAGGGAATACACCCGATGAGCAACATCACCATCTTTAAGAACCAAACCGCCCCCACCTACGCTGGTAAGCGGGAGCTTAGCGCACTGGCTAAGTCCCTGGCGGCTCCGGATAGCACGCGGCGCATCCAGACCAATACGAACGGCACCTTCAAGCGTATCATCAACGGGGAGCAGATCGGCAACGCCGTCCGTGGCGAGATCAACGTCATCATCGTCGCGGCCCTGGATAAGGTGTCACGGGTTTTCTACGAGGCTGAGTACGACCCTAACGCCAAGGCGACCCTCCCTGACTGCTGGTCTAACCTGGGAGATAAGCCCGAGACTGCGGCGTCTAACCGCCAGTCCGCCACCTGCGCAACCTGCCCCCAAAATGTGAAGGGCTCGGGTAAGCAAGGTAGCCGGGCTTGCCGGTACCAGCGGCGCATCGCGGTGCTTCTTGAGGGGGATACGTCCGGAGACGTTTATCAGTTCAGCATCCCTGCCAAGTCTCTGTTTGGCAAGGGCACCGCTAACGTCCATCCGTTCGAGAGCTACAAGAACTACCTCCCTGCCAACGGGTTCTCCATCGACCGGGTTGTGACTACGATTGCGTACGACCTGAACGCGGACTCTATGGAGCTTCTGTTCTCCCCGGTGCGGGAGATCAGCGACGAAGAGCTTGAACTTGTGACCCTGGCTCAGGAAGACCCAGCTACTGAGCGGCTTACCAAGCTGGTGGTGGCGCAAGCGGATAAGGTGCCGAAGCCCCCTGCGGCTGCCCCCGCTGCGCGGGTTGCACGTACGGCGGAGCCTGAGGAAGAGGAAGAAGAGGTGGTTGCCGCGCCCACCAAGCGCACGTACACCAAGAAGGCCGAAGCCGCGCCCATTAAACCAGCCCTCGCGTCAGCTATGGATGCATGGACGGATGACGAGTAGGATATTATGAGCCAAGGTTACACCCTACTCCTTAGCGAGAAGAACCGTAGTGCGCTCCAAGCGCACTACGGGAAGCCTAGAGAAGCACTGTTGGGGATAGAACTGGGGGCCGCGTGCCTACAGCACGGCGTCCCGGTCAGGGAAGTTGCAAAACACATGAAGGTCTCCAGGCAGACCGTCTACAATTGGTTTTGCGGGGTGTGCGTCCCCAGTAGGCTTCTTGCCCCAGCCATAAAGGACTACCTGCGCACTATCCGCTAGGGGGGTTAGGACCCTTTTGTTGAAAAAATAACAGGGATAACCCTGCGGTGGCTGGTGCCTATGTCACAAGATGATCTGCTATCCGCAGTCCAAGCTCCAGATGGTTACTTCGCCATTCTGGGGCTTGGAGGCTCTACTAGGACGAGACAAAAACTTGTAGCCACACGAGAAGAGTTTGATGAGACTGTAGAAGCCTTCTTGCAGGCTGAGCAGAATGTGTACTTCGGCGTAGCCAAGTTCGAAACCGACGAGAACCGGCTTAAGGACAACGTAAAATCCCTCAAAGCCTTCTGGCTGGATATCGACTGCGGGGACGATAAGGCCAAGAAAGACCCCAAGACGGGCAAGGCCAAGGGCTATCCCGACCAAGCCGCCGGGCTACTGGCGCTTAAGGTTTTTTGCAAGATAGCGGGCCTACCCAGACCGATAGTCGTAAACTCGGGGCGGGGGCTCCACATCTACTGGCCTCTCGCGGAGGCCGTGACCCGTGCCCAATGGGAGCCTGTAGCCCACGCGCTAGGTGCGCTCTGTGTTACGCACGGGCTGCTTGTGGACCCCTCGGTGACGACGGACGTAGCGCGCGTGCTACGCGTGCCGGGGACATGGAATTTTAAGGACGACCCCCCTAGCCAAGTCGAAGTCGCCTATTGGGGCAAACCCATTGCATTTGAGGCTTTTTGCACTCTCCTAGGTGCGACACCTACGCCGCCTAGTACCCCCTTGGTTAGCACTCCGGGGCGTGAACTATCACCTCTTGCACAGAAGTTGCGGGAAAACATCGTCTGCCGCTTTAGTACAATTCTTGAGCGCAGTGAGAACGGGAATGGTTGCCAGCAACTTCTGGACTGCCACGAGAACCGGGCGACCCTAGCGGAGCCACGGTGGTTCGACGCGCTATCTGTTGCCAATTTATGCGTGGATCGCGAGGAAGCGATCAGTTTGGTGTCCGAAGAATACCCCGGGTATACGTTTGCAGCCGCAGATGCAAAAGCCGCCCATGCTGGAGGCCCCCATAGCTGTAAGGTATTTGAAAGAAATAACCCTGGCGGATGCGACGGGTGCCCCCACTTAGATAAGATAACAACCCCTATTCAACTCGGGCGGGAGTTTATCAAAGAAGAACCCACTTCAGATGAAGAAGGGGTTGGGGACCCGACCACCTACGATATCGCGCCACCCTATGAGCTATCTAACGGCCAAATAGTATACATGGACGACAAGGTTGGGCCAGTCGTAGTATGCAAAGTGCCCCTCATCGTTGTTAAGCGTATGGACGACCCTACTCATGGGGACGTGGTAGTTTTGAAGCTAATTACTCCCAGCGATGGCGTCCGTGAGTTTACTATACAGAATAAACTCCTAAGCAACAAAATAGAACTCCGTGGTATCCTTGCCTCTAGGGGGTTGTTGTTTGTTGAGGAGAAAGCGTTTAACCAAGTAATTAAATACATCTATACGTGCACCGACTACTTATGGATCAAAAGAAAGGCTCAGGTAATGCGTACGCAGTTTGGATGGGCTGATAACGACAAGAAGTTCATCCTCGGAACCAAAGAAATTAGCCGCGACGGGGTGTCCTATAGCCCCCCGGCCAACACTACAGCCAAATTTGCGGATATGCTGAACTCTAAAGGCACCTTCGAAAAGTGGCGAGAAGTCTTCAATCTGTTTGGTCGCCCTGGCCTGGAAGCCCACGCCTTCGCCGCGCTGACTGCGTTCGGAGCCCCCCTGTTGAGGTTCCTTGGGCAGAAGGGAGCCATCGTTAACGTCATCCACCCTACATCGGGCACGGGCAAGACGACGATCCTGCACATGTGTAATAGTGTGTGGGGGTCCCCCGCAGGGCTTTGCGGGATCGGGGAAGATACGTTCAATTCCAAAGTGCAGCGGTTGGGTGTCCTTAGAAACCTACCCTATTGCGTGGATGAGATGACGAACCTCCCGGCCAAGGACTTCTCTCCCCTTATCTACAATATGAGCCAAGGGCGTGGCAAAGACCGAATGACCCGCTCGGGTAACGACCTGAGAAATAACGTCACGACCTGGGAGACCATATCTCTGTGCTCCTCAAACGCCTCGTTTCAGGAGAAAATGAACTCCATCAAGGACAACCCTGATGGGGAAATGATGCGTCTGTTGGAGTACAGCATCAGCCCTTCTTCAGCCATCGACGTGGCTCTGGGCAAGAAGATGTTCGACCACCAACTCCTTGAGAATTACGGGCACGCGGGGGAGAAGTACATAACCCATGTGGTAAACAACCTAGATACCATCCTCCCGAAGCTGATGGAGTTTCAGGTCAAACTCGACAGTGAGCTACGCCTCACCTCGCGGGAGAGGTTCTGGTCTTCGGTCGTTGCGTGCAATATGTTCGGTGGCAGGCTGGCTATGCGCCTGGACCTGTTCGACTGGGACGCCAAGCCGATCTATAACTTCGCGACCGACATGCTGATGGGTATGCGCAAGGATATTGCCCCGCCCCTGTCCGACGTTGGGACTATTATTGGAAGCTACATCAACGCGAGTATGCAAAATATCGTCGTGGTCAACGACGCCGTGGACGCGCGGAGTAATAGGTTCGCCCTACCGGTACTTGAGCCTCGTGGGGAGCTTAACATCCGGTATGAGCCGGATACCAAGAAGATGTATCTCGCGGTAGGACCCTTCCGTACCTTCTGCTCCATCCGACAGATCAACTTCAAAGAGACCGTTAAGGAGTTGGAGAATAAGGGGATTTATATCGGCCGGGACCTCAAGCGCCTATCCAAGGGGATGAAGATTACCTCCCCTGGTGTAAATTGTCTGGTCTTGGATTGCACTGCGCACGACTTCATGGACGTAGAATCCATACTCCCTACCGAGGCTCCCAGTGTTAGTGGAGCAGGTTGAGTACGAAATAAATTGGAGGGCGTTCAGGCGGGGTACCTCGATTATGTTCCCTTGTCTGAACCCTCGCAAAGTACGCACAGAACTACGCCCCGTGTTTAAGCGTATGGGATACAAAGTTCTGTTCAAGGTGGTAATCGCAGACGGGGTGCGTGGGTTGCGTATCTGGAGGCTATAGCTTAAGGTCCGCCTCGGAAGTTGCTCCTTCCGCCACCTCTCCCCCCGATGATTCGCTCTCGGGGGGAGTTTTT